TCAGAAGATTCGGGAGAAGGTAAACCTGAGTTTAAAAATGGAAGCGATTTAGAAACCAAAATATTATCTGATAAAGCTCTTTCTATTATTCAATATGATACTCTACTATATGGAGCTGGCCCATATGTTATCACTGGAGATAATAAAGAATCTAAGATGGAGTATTCTTCATTTAGCGAAGCTCAAGGAAATAATGCAAAAATTATATCTCATTTTGTGTCAAATAGTGATGTAAGTACTGCGACATTTTCTTTTAAAAGTGAATTAGCCATACAGAAAGACGATGGAAATACTGACCCTAATGAAGTTAGGTTTGCTATTGTAATGGTAAGATCTGGTAATGAATATAATATATTAGATCAAGATTCTGGGTGCACGATAACTAGCGAAAACAAGCCAATACCAATCGAAATTACGACAGAGAATATAAAAAGTATAAAAAAAGTTGATGGGGTTCTTTCAATATGGGCAGGCCCTGTAACCAGGTCGGTTTATCAAAACCAAGGAAATATTTATGTTCAGGAAGAGGTTGATGATCAAGGCCTAAGTAAGACTATAACAGTTAAAGAGATTAAAAAGGGGCCGGAGCATGGTTTAATGATAGTTCATGAAGAATCTGGAGATTCATATTTTAAATTAAAAGGCATTGCAAGTTCTCCATATCAATTTGATATAAATGTATCTTACGATCCAGAAATAAACTCTAGCGAAATCTCTGGAGGTGTTACATTTAAGATTGTGAAATTAAGTGCAGAATATGACCCTTCTGTAAAAGGTGGCGACGCAGGAGGAATAGGTAGAGTAAAAAGGATTCAATTAACTCATGTAATGGAGTCTATCGACGAAAAACTTTTATACCCAAATAGCGCAATGATAAAAGTTTTGATTGACTCCAAAAATTTTTCTCAATCTCCACAAAGAACTTATCATTTAAAATTAAAAAAACTTTTGATTCCTAGCAATTACGATCCGACTTCTAGGAAATACAATGGAGCTTGGAATGGTTTATTTAAAGGCCAATTAGATTCTGCACAATCTATCAGCGAAATATCTGAAGAAAATAAATATTGGACAGATAATCCTGCGTGGATTTTTTATGATTTACTTCACAATCCAAGATATGGTATTGGTAAATACGGATTAGAGGAAACTAATATTGATAAATGGCAATTATATAAAGTCGCAAAATATTGTGATGAATTGGTTGAAACTGATTACCCTGTAGAAACTGCTTCTGGTAAACCTAGGGGGTTTAGCTATAGCTCCTCAAGCGAAGAAACTTCTGGTAATTTTAGTATATCTATCACAGGATTAAACTCTGAGACTTTTATAAAAGAGTTTGGTAACGGAGATTCTTATAAAGGTAAAAAAATTGCATTATTTATAAAACAACATAATTTTGGGGAAACTCTATCAAGTCAGCAAGAATCTTCAGTACAGCAAGATTCTATAAACAGAGAAGGTGAAATAATTATCGAGGAGAGGGTTATTGTATCGACAGACTCGGGCGCGCAAACCGTAAATTTATCGGGGCCAAATTTAAATGACAGTCCAACAAGTTTTCAACTTCAAGGTCAATCTAATTTTAAAGTTGTTGGAGCGTGTGCAACTCAAATAAATTATCCTTTAGTTGAACCTAGATTTGTTTCTAATTTGTATTTAACAGAAAGATCTGAAGCTTTAGAAATAATCAATTCAATGGCTTCTGTTTTTAGGGGAATGGTTGCGTATTCGGCAGGAAAAGTTAGTGCAACAAACGATAGTTTTAAGCTTCCTGTTCAATTATTTAATAATTCAAATATTATTGGAGGAGAGTTTTCTTACTCTGGAGTTCATAAGAACAAAAAGACTACCGCATCAATCGTTCGATTTAATAATAAAGATAAAAACTTTAAACCAGATCTTGTTTATGAAGAAGATGCCTCATCAATGCAGTCATTGGGTTATGTAGAAAACGAAACAATGGGATTTGGTATCACATCCGAAGGTCAAGCTAGAAGATTAGCAAAATGGATTTTATTAACCTCTCAATTAGAAACAGAATCTATAAAGTTTCAAGCAGGTCAAGAAGCTTCTTACTTACTTCCAGGTTTAGTATTCGAAGTATCTGATGAAGCTAGAACCGCATCTGATAAAAGTGGCAGAATTTTAGATGTTGGAACACATAGAAACAAAATTATACTAAATAATAATAATAATAATAATAATAATAATATTTTTGTTGAAGATGTTGCTGAATATTTTGATCCTTATATATTAATTGATAAATCATGTTTATCTTCTGCTGGGTCAAAGAAGGTTGATTTGTCTGTTTACTCTGCAGTAACGAATGAGACATTAGATGATATTCAACGTAGGGCGCCTTTTGAGCAAAGTGATGATGATCAAATGCAAGAAATAGAATCTCTAAGGACTGCTCAGATAATTAGGTTTGAAGGAGATATTTCTATAGATGGAACTATAAATAAATTTGGACCCCAAGGCCAAAAAACAATTATAGAAAATTTAAAATTAAAAACACAAATAGATATTTCTTTATCTGATAATCATATTAAAGTATATAATCATTCTCTTGTTAATGGAGATCAAATATCTTTTGCTTCTGATGGAGTTTTGCCTGGAGGTATAGTAAGATCAACCGCGGGAACAAATAATTATTATGTAATAAATTCTACAAAACATACTTTTCAAATATCTAGTTCTTTAAATGGATCTGCTGTAAATATATATGATGTTGGAAGAGATTCTTTCGGTAATAAGGGTGGAATGCATTATATATTGATTGATGATCAGCAGAAAATAATTGACTCATTAAATCAATTGACTTTAGGATCAGCATATTCAATAAAAGGATTAGTTGGCACAACAAGTGAAACCGAAGAGATTACTTCGAATGTATATGAGTCTTTGGGTCTTGATAAATTAGGCAATTTTAATAATTGGTATGAATCTGATTTTCTAGGTTCAATTTTCGCAAGTCAAGCGAGTTGGATTTATAGCACTTTCTTTGGTTGGGTTTATGTGGACGAGTTAAAGAATAGAGTTGTTGATGACCCTAATGGTTTTTGGATGTACATAGGAGGAACTTTAGGAAAGAATAAGGTAGAGTCAAGTGGTATAGGTTGGGTTTGGACTAATGATTCTCTTAAGAATAATTTTTGGTATGTATATGATTCAGCTTCTTGGATTAGTATTATATATAAAGACGACTCTCTTAAAAGTATAGTTGGAATTTTTGCTTACGAAAATTCGCTTTCTTTGAGTGTTGGAAGTAAATATATTGTAGGCAAAGATCAAGAAATGTTTATATCTGGCGTTAGTAGTAATGGTTATTATTTAGTGAAGCAGGGTGGAGCTACTAGCTCAAGATATATCGCTCCTGTTAATCAATCACCCCCAACGTTCGGAAACTTTTCCAACCCAGCTCAAGTAACTGCAAATATATCATCTTTATACGCTGTAAATTCAGAAGATAGTATTCAGGGTGTAAAATCTATACGAGTAGAGCTTGATGATGGACATGGAATTGATTTAACTTTAAATTCTTCATTTACAATATATGACTTATCATCTAACGATAGTCAATTCGATTCTATTATAAATAATAAATGGTATATAACTCAAGTAGATGAAAATGTAGTAGAATTAAATGCAAGTTCTGATGCTGCAGATTTAATTGATAATATTATTTTGTTTGGTTCTGTGTTTGTTGTTAATGGACCATCTTTTGCGTCATTAAGAAACTTAGAGGGTCAATTATTTAGAACTGTAAGCGTAAAAGAGGTTGCTGAAAATAAATACGAAGTTACAGGATTAGAATATAATTCATCTAAATTTTTTGCTGTAGATAAAAAAGGGGCTGTAAGGCCTCCAGCTTTACCTATACCTCCACAAGCTGACATGTCCATTCCTGAGGCGCCTGATGGGTTGCTTTTGTTTGATTTAACTGTATAATATATTATGTTATCTACAGCAATAGGAATTCAATTTAACGTCAATGATCTTGACGCAAATTATGAGGTTGTAGGAACATCTGATAATTATTCTTTTCAATATGATTTAGGTAAAGGTTCTAAACTTGTAGATTTTGAAGGAGACTTTTTTCAAAAATCAATATCTCTTGAAGGAAACTATGGGGAATTTGATGTTCGAGTTTTCGCTTCTAGTGATATAGGTATTAGGTCAGAATTTATAGAGAGTACGATATCTATTAGTCCTCCAGAGTTTGATAATACATTTACTTTTAATAACTTAAGAATAAGTAATCTCCCAGATAATCCGAATATAGGATCATCTCAAATTTACACACCTCAATCTGAAGGTGATAAGCTTGAGGTTTCGTCTGAGTATGTAAATAAAAACGTAGAAATATCTTGGTCTTTAGTTCCTCCTGCTGGTCATGTGAAGGAAGGCCAGTCTCTTACGTCTGAATTATTAAAAGATACATTTTTTGAGAAATTTGAAATTAGTTTTACGAATGGCACAGGCTCTCAAATAATTGACGACGCAACCCTCGCATCTAGCGTGGGAATGCAATCAAGTCTGTCTACTGCAGACGTAACTGGATTACTTAATGAGTATAGAGATTTTTCTTTAACTTTAAATGATTCTGCTTTTGATGATATAGAATTAGATAGAACTTTTGCAATACAAATTGTTTCTCACGATTCATTTGGTCGAACCGCAACAGGTTTATTAACAGGAATAAATTACGAACCTACTTTAAGTAATTTTTCATATTCGTTAAGAGGATCTGATACGTCTTTTTCTTGGTTTTCAAATGATACTGATTTTAGTGGAGTAAATGTAACTCAATTAGCTTTACCTTCAAACATTAATTTGATTGATGAAAATGATATTGACGAAAATATAGATTACTTTACTGATTTAAGTTTGGCATCATCTTGGAACTTTGGGTTTGGAGATTATCAATCTGGAGATATGGTTACTTTTGACGGCGATGTTTATCGTTCTCTTCAGGCTCATTCGAGCGACTCAAGTAATGCGCCAGGGAATATATTATATTGGCAAAATATAGGTCAAAAAGTAGACTTCTCTTCGAATAGCTTTAATGTTTTTGACGACCAATTTGAGAATAGTCAAGTATGGGGTTATTCATATTATTATTCCCTTCAAGCTTCTGATGGTTACGGGTCATCTTCTAGGTTTAATTTGACTGATAGCGGTTTAATTTCAAATGGAAAACTTAAACCTTTAACTTCAGAAGTTAGAATTCAAAATTTAAGATTCAGAGAAAGACAAGATGACTTAATTTTTAATTGGGAGGTCACAGATCAAGATGGTAATTTAGTTGACTTAGAACAATATAAATTTGCACTATCTAATTCTGATACTCCTTCCGTATTAGGCATTAGCGGATCTCTTTTCGATTCAAATACGCAAGAATTTGTCACAGGTATAACAGAAGGTAATAACGCACGAGCATCAACCATAAATGAATTCGGTCAGCGAACAATTTTATTTGATCTTCCAAATACAAATATATTTGATACATATGAATTTACTAGAGAAATAAATAATAATTTATATGGTACAGGTGATTTTGTTTCTAATTTTCCATTGTTTAATGATTCGACTATTTATTTGCAGAATGACTATGTAACTGATAGTAATAAAAATATATATAAATCAATTGAGCCAAATACTAATAATGAAAAACCAATATATGATTTATGGAGTGAATCTATAACTTATAATATAAATGATTATGTTGAATATGAAAATGAAATATATCAAGCTGGTCAGCAATTTGGTCCGACATCAAATAATATAGTTGGTGTTTTTGAGTACGGAAGTAATTATAATTCTGGCGAATTGGTTATATCTCCAAGCGCTCAAATAAATACATACTTTCCATCCCAAGCATATATAGCTGGGGATGTTGTATTATATAATCAAACAGTATATTTAGCATTATTAAATCAGTCTGAACAAGATGATTTTACTCCTGGAGCTGATAGAAATTATTGGCGAACATTATCTTTGTTTGATGAAGTTGCTTCTTTTGTTTACGGCGCCAAAAATGATATCGTCTCGAGTACAGGAATTCCTTTTGTTGACTCTGATAACTGGCAGATACAAACCCCAGAAACGTCTGAGTATTTTAATAAAGTTATAGAACAGTATCCTCTCGATGTTTCATTATGGTCAAATATAAATAGCTATCAAACAGGGGAGTTGGTTTTGTATGATAATAATGTTTGGAGCGGGATAGCCGAAAGCGGACCTGTCTACAACAGTGCGAAAATTCCAGGTCAAAATTCAGATTTTTGGACTGATGCAGATGTAAGTCTAGGTTTTAATATTGGAGATAGAATATATGTAAATAATTTTGTTTACAAAGCTTCACAGAATAATCCTGATGGGTCACCTATTCCTGCGATATTAAATTCAGGGGACTCTGTAAATTCTAATTATTATGATTGTGGTTGGGTTCCATTTTGGGAAAGAGATGATTCTTACGAAGGCTTTGTTTATGGACATATTGGTATCCCTGAAAGCGGAAAAAGAAGTATTGGATTAGAAGTTGGGATAATTAGTAATACTGGCGAAATATTAAACAGTCAATCAATAATAGGTATTAATAGTGAGCCAAGTATAATTCCACAAGGATTTCAAGTTGATAGTTTAACCGAGGCAAGTAAAGTCAAATTTAATTTCAATTACGCTTTAGGATCTCAAGAAAAAACTTCAAAGGTTCATTTATATAGATCTTCTTCTCCTGATTTTGATATTACAGACGAAAACGGTTTTCCTATATCAGAGACAGGAAATAATTCTCCTTTAGCGAAAATTGTATTTGGTGCTGGAGACGCAACATTTGGTGATAATATTACTCAGATAATTGATGAACCACCTATACCAAATATTGGTGGACTCGGAGATCAAATAACTGGTTACTATTATAAAATATTACCTTTTGATGATTTTGGTAGTGGAGACATATTTGGCGTTAATGATAATCAGGGATCTTTAGAAAGAGTATTAGCTTACCCTAAAAACTTTAATAATAATAATCCTAATGGAGTTATAGGTCCAGTATTTAGAACTTCTAAAGATGACATTCCTGGAGTAGTACAAAACTTTTCTGGAGCTACAGCTTTTGAAAATTATTTTTTAAATTGGAATCACCCAAATTCTGAAATAGGGGAACTTCAAAATGTGCCAAATGATTTAAGTCATTATGAAGTTTGGATGTCTGAAGAGGATAGACTTGAACTTGGTAGTTTAAATATATATTTAAAAGATCAAGCTGATCCAAATCAAGCTGTAGATTTTTCAAATGCAAGCGGATATAGAAGAATAGAATCTGATATAGAAAGCGTTGGACCTATACCTATAGAAAAACAAGATCCTGCATCTGGAATAACAAATGCAACTAATATTTTTAACGTTTCAGCAAAATCTCCAATCATTGAAACTTCATACCTAGGTAAAACTAATGATACTAAATATTTTTGGGTTAGAGCTGTGGATCAAGCTGGGAATAAAAGCCCTTTTACTGGAGCAGCTAATTTACAAGATCAATATATTCGCGGATTTGAGCTAACACTTGGACAAGCAACTGCAACAGATATATCTGATTTTGAAGTTAATATGACTGAAAAATTTGGTAACACTATAGCTCTTGTTCCTAACGATCCTTTTGTAGAGTCAACGACAACTCCAGGAGATATAACTTGGACGGATCATGTTTTATATTATCAGGGTACTGGTTATGTTATAGGTGGAGATGAAATAGGGCCTTCGTTTGGAGATTCTGATACATCTTACATATGGTGGAAGAATGACACTACCGAATATAATTCAATTGATCCAGAAGTTTATTTTCAAAACAATGGATTAAGAAGCGTATCTTATTCTGGCGCAGGTTATAGATTATCAGATAATCACCCTGCAGGCTCAAATGGCCTTAATCAAGATCCTGATTTTGAGGATGGAGACTTTATTGTTGCTAGAGTTAATAACGGTATAGTTACTCCTGTTTATCACGCTTTTGCTAACGCATTAATTGGAACAGCAAATATAGCAGAAGCAGCTATTGTTAGCGCGAAAATTAACGATCTTTCTGCTGATAAAATAACTGCAGGGCAGGTTCAGAGCGCTGATATTCAGCTTAGTCAAACAGGAAGTCAAGTGGGGACATTGAGATCTGTAGGTTTCACAGGTATAAATCATTCTATGTCTCAAAATGGATTTTTTCTTAAGGGGGATGGAACTTTTTCATTTCAACAAGGTGGTAGCAGTTTAGGTTTTGAAAATGGAACTTTAACTCTTGCAGGAAACATAAGGCAAACAAGTGGGTATGATTATGATTTTATAGATATATCTGCAACTCCTAATAATTTTAATTACTTAGAGGTTCAAAGTGGTTATCAAAGAACTATTGGTGAGAAAGTATCTATTTTAATAGATTTTAGGAATTCATCTATCAGTCAAGCTAGTGATGTGAGGGTAAAAGCCTTTGGTGTTAAAGACGATGGTTCGGAATATAATATTGGCTCTATTAGTAATAATTGGTATGACGTTACCACTGTAGAGAGCGTGTTCGATGATAACCATGGACAGAATAATTTTACTTACGTTTCTTTTAGTCAATCTAACGGAAGCACTCAAATAATTTTAGAATTAGATAGTGAGGGTTTTGACAGTTGCCTGAATTACGGATCTAATAATGGCGAATCTATTGTTATCTATATCAAGAGTATACATTCTAATTTTCAGAAAAAACACACTATAGGGAGAATTATAGATGGTAAAACTGGTTTGGATGGTGCTGCTGGAGCGAATGGAGCTACTGGGGAAATGGGTAGATCTCCTACTTATAGAGGTTTATGGTCATCAGGTGAAACTTATCTAGCTATATCTGGAACTATAACTCAACCTGGTCGGGGTGACATAGTGAAGTATGGTAATAATTATTATATTTGCATAAATACTTCAACCGGAATTGCTCCGACAAATACACAATACTGGATTCCATTTGGAGCGCAATTTGATAACGTAGCCACAAATATACTTTTAACTCAAGATGCATATATAACTAATGAGTTAATCATGGGCAATAATAATTCCGACGGAGGTATTAAATCTAATGGATTTGCGGGTGGATTTAATACGAATGGAACCTTAAGAACTCCTCAGTCTTATAATCCAGCTGGATTTAGATTAGATAGAATTGGAACGAGTACAGCTTTATTTGATGTAGGAGGAAAAACAAGTACTGGGTCGGATACATATATAAGATTTTCAACCTCTACTGGCAAGGTAGAAATTAAAGGGGGATTTACGAATAACTCCGTTCTTTCTGATATTAATGTAACCTCTCTAACGAGTAGTGACCCTCAAGCTATTTTTATTGGAGGTGGATATAATAATAATATAACTGAAACAGTATCAACGGGGAATTTTAATAGTCTAGGATCTTCCATTGTTGGAGGAGCAGAAAACCTAATCGAAGCAAGGTTTTCTTTTATTGGTAATGGTTACGCTAATGTATGCAAGGATAATTTCTCAGCAATTACTGCTGGATACAATAATCAAATGAGTTACGCCTCTGCAGCAAATGAGGGCGCAAATTTTATTGGCGCTGGACAAAATAATACTATTAACGGCGGAACAAATCAGGCAATAATCTGCGGAAGTAATAATACTATAGCAAATTAAAATGGCGACAACTCCACAAATTTTTATAAATAGTAATACTACCCCCGACCCTTATACAGCTTTATATTCTCCTAGTGTTTTGGGTGCTAATGGTAATTATGTATCATTTCATGATAAACAGTGGATTTATAATTCTTGGTTTTTAACTTCTACTTGGAGCTCAAATTTATCCAGTCACTACTTCTTTATACCATCGAATCAAATAGATCTAGGTGTACAACCTGAAGTTTATGGAGATAATTGGATTTATAGCCAACATTTTTCATGGATGTATTTGTCGGTAACTAAAGCTAGTCTTGTTGAGATAGGCACGAGTAGTGCGGATTTTTGGTTTTGGAGCAACAGAGAATTAGTAGAAGTGGGGAATCCAAGTAATAGTATTGGTTTAGGATGGTGTTTCGTCGCTTCTTATATGAACCAAAATCCGCTTGCTAATACTAATTATGACCACATAATCTATTGTCACAATTTTTTTAATCTTAGTAATAATGGTACAGCAGGAGCATGGGCTTATATTACCAAGCAAAATAATAAGTGGATATTTCATCATATCTCCGAAGCGAAAGATTACGAAATGTCGGGTTTAGACTTTTCAGGAAGCGGGTCTGGTTCTGGAAGTGAAACTCCCAACGACCCCGATCCTAGTGAGACGCCACCTACCCCCCCTCCTTTTGGAACCCCTCCAAGCACCCCTTCGTTTTCTCCATCTCCAAGTTTTGAACCTTCAAATTTAATATGCTCTGGCAAGTATAATTTTATAGAAAAAGGAAGAAGGTGTTCAATAATTAATGGTAAATATGTATACATAGGAACCGATCAAAACCAAACAGATCACGGTCAATATAATTGCCATGTCCTCGGGGGTATTTTCTCTAATCACAACTATATTCGATATTCTTGTAGGTTTTACGTTCATTGTTCTAACGGCTTGTTTTCAGAAGGCGATGTCGTCGCAAGCAGACTGTCCGACAAAAGGTTAAAGGTTAACGTAAAAAAAATCAAAGAACCTACAGAAAAAATAAGAAAAATAAACGCAGTATCTTTTTATTGGAACGAAAAACAGCAAACATATACCGGAAGAGATATAGGGTTAATAGCTCAGGAGGTAGAAGAGGTTTTGCCTGTGGCTGTAAAAAATAGAAAAAGCGGGTTTAAGGCTGTACAATACCATAAGATAATTCCTTTATTGGTAGGATCAGTTAAAGACAAACAGAAGAGAATAAATAAATTAAAACAAAAAGTTATTTTTTTAAAAAATGGGCAATCATAATTCTATTCTTGGTGGATACAATAATAGTATCGGAGGAGGATCTTCGTTCTGCACCATAATTAACGGTGCCGGAAACACTATTCCCGCAAACTCCCAAAATGTTCATGTAGTAGGAGATTCCGTATCTGTAAGTTCAACCAATAATAGTGATAAATTTTATGTTGGATGTGCAAATGGACTTCATTGCGACGGTGACATAGTCGCATTCTCAGCATCAGATCAAAGGCTTAAAGATAATATAACTCCAATCTCTGGATGCTTGGAAAAAGTCCTATACTTAGATGCTGTAGAGTTTGAATGGAATGAAAAGCAACAAACGCACGTGGGTCATGACATAGGATTAATTGCTCAACAAGTCAAAGAGGTCGCTCCTGAGATTGTTGAGACAAGAAAAGATGGTTACCTTGCTGTTAAGTATGAAAAAATAATTCCATTACTTATTGGTGCTACACGAGAACAGGATTGCCAGATTCAAGAGCTTGAGCAACAAGTTCAGGATTTATTAGATAAATCTAACTGTTGATAGCTTTCATTAAGATTCTTGATTCTGCGGGCGGAATATCAGAATAATCATTCCATTCTTTTACAGAATCATTTTTGTATTTTCCAGTCTTCCACCATTCCCTTAGTATGAATTTAAATTCTTCAAAGTTTGAGCAGTTTAGTTTTTCTTTAGCTAAGTTTTCAACCATAGAGTAGGCCGTTAACGTTGGAGATAAATTTGATTGCATTCCATTCATTGGATTATTTGGGCTTGATTTATCTATTTCATCATCACCTACAATATGAACATTTAAAAAGTTTCTAACACAACGAACAAACGCTCTATTGCAAGCGATTGTTTCTAAGAATTTTGTAGCAAAGCTACTTGTGTTATCAAACGTAGCATTAGCCATATCTTGAAATTCTACTGCCTGCCCACTAGTTTCGTAGTTAGGTAAAAATTTCATATGGCATATCGCTGCCACGTGATCTATTTCACATTTAACTACTTCGTAAGAAACATCTGAAAAGCCTCTGAGTTTTGCGAGTTCTTTAATTCCGCTTAGCTTAATTAATAATTGATGATCTTTTAATCCAACTATTGATCTTGGAACATCTTTTTTTCGCAAATCAAACCAAGACTTGTTCGGGAATAAATGTTCATCCTTGATCATTGATCTCCAGTTTACAGATCCATCTTCATTAAATTCATAGTCTACGTAATCAAGCAATCCAAATGGATTGCGTTTAAATTTAGCTGGTCCTTGATCGTAATTTTTAGGATATACGATTTGTCTTTCTTTTATCGTGACGTCAGATTCTATTGTCACTGAATTATCTGTTGTAGTTTTAGTCTTTGCCATAATTGTTGTCGTTATAAATTTTTAAGTTAATTTCATCTTCCCAAAATTCATCGCAATCTATGATTTGATCATGATCTCCAGATATTCCATGCCTCCAAGCAGCCTTGCTTGAGTATATTTTACTATCTGATACGATGACTTGTGCGCTTTTATAACGAGTATTATGACATATTTTTTCATGATTGTCAATATCTTTTTTTGTTTTTTTATCAATAAGATGTACATCCCAGTCGAAAAATTTTAATCTTAAATCATTTATTTTATTTTCATCTTTACATACAAGTTTTAATTTTATACCTAATTTTTGAACAGCTTTAAAAAAGTCTTCTGTGTCATCAGGTTGTACATAATAATTAATTTGATGTATGTTGTTTTTTACTGCTCTAAGGTAATTTATTTGCATAGGTTGATCAAGGAAAATATTTACTTTTCTTGAGTAAGCCCATTGAGCTATTTTCTCTTCGTCAAAATGTTCATTACCTAAGATGTTTGCGGGTTGATCTTTTGCAAAAGCTTTTGGCATGACGTGATTAGGAACAACAGCTAGAGACCCTGAGTGGTAAGCTCTTCCTATGTGAAGAGTTTCTAGATTGCTTAGATTGTTTGGTATATCTAGTAATTCTAAAACAGAAGATGCAATCTTTTCTGGCATTATTGTGTTTATTGTTTTAGGATATTCTTTATCAGAGAAAGATGCTTTATATTTTTTACGATCTGGTTCAAGTAAAATATGATTTTTATTGTCTCCCCAGTATGGCCCGCAACACTCTTTATATAATGTAGAATATAATCCAACTATTTTTTTGTCAAATCCTGAGGCAATATGTATGCTAAATGAATCAGTCCCAACATGTAACATTGAGTTTTGTAAGATATATGCAGATTGCTTTATGGATGTTTGCCCTTGATGATGAATACAATAACTAATTCTTTGTTCTTCTTTACCCCCTATTTGTATTACTTTTATATTAGCTTTCTCCAAGAAAGGATTTAACATATGCATGACATCATTATAGTAGTCATAAGTTTTGGATTGTATCCTATTACTTGCATGAAGGGTGATATATCTTTCAGATACAACTGGAAAATAAGATACATCTATACTGGGTTTATCTATTTTAACCCCACAGGATAATGCGTATTGTTCTACTAAGTGCATAAGTCGAATTGAATTTTATCTTTTCCATTATGAGGAAAATTCACGATTCTTTGAGTTCCTAAAAACGGAATGAAAGCTATTTCAAAATATCCATCATTATCTAATTGTCCTTCCATAACAGGAAGGTTTGCTAATGAATCACTATAAGGTATGCATTTATGTATATGCGGGTTACCATCTAAAATTTCAAAATACTTTGGGTTCGTTGAGAAATATACATTATATTCTGGATATTGTTTTTTAATATTTGGTAAAAGTGATGTCGCTAAATATATATCACCAATTCTTTCAGGCATGACAATTAGCAATCTTTTACCTTCATCATCCTCATCTAATAAATCTGCTAATTCTACTTTTTTATTTTCTCTATTTTCTTTTTCTGCAACACCTTTAAAGTAAGCTAAGACGTCTTCTCTTGTAAGATCACTTTGCAATCTTTGCATCCAATGTTTGTGACCATCTTCTAATTCGTTTGTGTTTACTTTTAGTATATTTTTATACAAATCAATTATCCATTCTGAATCATTTTTTATATCAGGAGGATCATAATTAGGATCTCTTTCTTCTGGCTTGAAATCAAAATCCCAATCTACGTTAGGCATGTCATCTATAATAGATTCCAGTTGTTTGCCTATTACATCCACGCTATAATTATCTATAACGAACTTTCTACCTTTTGTACCCATTTCTTTACGCTTTTCTAGAGGCATATTGAAAACTTTTTTTAATTGATTTGAGATACTCTTTGGGTTTGTACTAGCTTTAATAAATTGAGTTCCTTGTTCTCTATATTCAGTCCAACTCAGAGGTAAACTTGCAGCGCTTGGGACACAACAATCTTCTCCGCAACTATAGTTTGTTACAAGGGTAATTAATTCTGCTAACTTCGCTTCTTGAATAGGTATTTCTTGACCGCCGCTAGTAAATGGATGGCAATAAACATCCATTAAATTATATACTTCATTTAGCTGTGTTTCATTAACGCCTGCTTTTGTGTTTGTGGTGACTTGAGATTTTTTTTCACCACAAAATCTACAATCTAAATTTTCACCTTGAAAGCTTTTTATTTCATATTCCTGACATTCTTTGCAAAAATAGGTTGTTAAAATTTTTGAAGGATCTATATCTTTCTCTTTTATTAATCTAGGTATATCCCAACCTTCTTTCCACGAAGTGTGCAGTAATAACTTTGCGTTAGAGTCTGGATGTTCATCACAAAAGATTTTAAATCCTTCCAGTAGGTTGGGCACGCTTTTTCTTAATTGATTTCTAAATACGAAACCAATAATAAAATCTTGATGATTTAAGTTTTGATTTAATCTTAATTTTAATTTTGACTTTTCATCTAACTTATAAAAATTAGAAGTGTCAATAGCACCCCTAAGAGTCTTAACATGATCTTGGCCAATTTTATTTAAGGATTTTTGAGCAAAGCTTGCCCAAGTATAGTAATTTTTTATTTTTGGAGCAGATTTTATTGCGTCTGGAAGTATGGGTAAGCTATCTAAAGTTGTCCATATCATGCAATTAATTTTATTCCACCACGTTTTTTCAGTGAAACCTGAGAAAGCCCATATGTCTTCCACTCCAATATACACATCAGGTCTTTCGTCTTCAATGATCTTATCTATCATCTCCGCACCGTACCCAGCATTTCTAGCTAATTGCGGATCTTTTTGTAATTTTTTTAATTGTTCAGGATTGTTAGGTAAAGAACCCCTAGCTTTCCATGGTAAATTTTGTAAACTAGGATCTCCCCAACTAATACCATTTGAAAATTCTACAAGATCATATTTGCCAGTTTTTTGTAAATGAATTAAAATGTTTTTAACATGCTTACCGAATCCAGTTAAAGCTTTACAATGATTGCTATGAATTAATACCTTCTTTTTTTTCATTAAAACGGCGCTTCGCTATCTTCGTCGCTTGATGAATTATTTGTTTTATTTTGGTAATTTTTATCTCTGTATTGCTTAGATTTTTCTAATTCAATTTCTCTTCTGTGAGAGAATAAGCAGTTGTAGTAAAAATTAAAAAAGGCAGATAATTCTTCAACCTCTCCGGGTTCCAGGGGGATCCTGAAAGTTTGATTTCCGTTTCTTGTTAAGTTAATGCCAAACGCAGGAATGGTTACCCATACTTCCTTATCTTGTTGTTTGACTTTTGTTTTCTTGTCCCAAGGAGAAAACTTGATGGAAGTTTTATTTTCTTCGTATGCATGAAATGAAGAGTATTCGTATCTATGTTTAAACGCACTGATGATTCCACCTATTTCAAACTCAGTAAATTTAAGGCTAATCTTCTTGTCTGGGTCACTACCATTACCAGAAAAGCTCCCAGTCTTCTTCTTGTCGTCCCAGCTAAATTGTTGTATAGCGTTAACGTATATCACAGGCTCTTTCTTTTTATCTAAGCCGATTGAAAAATTAAAGGCGCATCCAGCGTTTTTACTATTTGGTTTATATAATGATAATGACATTTTTGTATCTGATTAAATTAAATTTAATAGATACTATAATAAAAATCTATTTTCTCAATTATTTATATATCTTTTATGTAATGACACCATGATTCTTCACTTGACAGTTCGTCGTATTTTCTATAGCTAGATGTCCATTTGCTATTAGGTAAATCTTTTATTCTTATTATATTAAAATGCTTTTGCATTAAATGTATAGAATTATCTAGAAGAGGTTTGTCGAATTTTTTCTCAATAGGGTCATAATAAGAACTTATAGCTGATATAGCTATTAATTGCTCAGGAGTTAAACGTCCAACTTCGCGCTTCTTGCATCTGTTCAATGTCTCTGAGAAGACGGTTTTTAGTCTACTGGTTTCCCCAGCTATCAAGTGATCAGAAGGGTGGTATTTAAACTCTTTATCTTTTCTGAAATAAATATTAGATGTAACTATTTTAAACCAATTATATACCCCTGTTGATTCATTTTTAGTATCTCTATTTCTTTTTAAGATTTCTATTAATGGGTCTAGGACTGGATAGCTTTCATCGGATCTAACTTTTATAGATAGAAAGCCTGATGCGTTTCTTAATCCATTTAAAGTTGTTATGTTTTGATAAACCATTGGATTCTTTGTTTTGGTTTTAAATACAAAAGGTTGCGCTTCCGAGTATTTATTTACAATTAATTTTATACGATCCTTAAAAGGATTTAAAATATTAATATCATCTGTATCCCAGCAACTAACTACTACTTCTCCATAATTTAAATAATTTGGTATCGTGTTTATTGATCTATGATTAAGTGGACCTTGGATTATTATTGAGATTCTATTCTCTAATTGTTCAAATCTTCTTAATAAGTTTTTTTGTACAGTGAGTTGAAAGTTTGTGAATTCATTAACATATTCCAACCTTTCTCCTGTCTTGGAATTTTTTAAATCATGAGGATTCCAATTTTTCACAATAAATAATCAGAACATAATCCAAAACATGGGTTACCGCTATAGTCCCTAATATTGTCAACAACTATAACGCTTTTATTGCAAACCCTTTTACCTGGATAAGTCCATATGAAATTTTTAGATGTTAATGTAAAATCATCAGATTCATGCCAGAAGAAATTTAAAGTGCGAAACTCACTTAAAATATCCATGGCTTCTAGGTTTTTACAATGAATCCATAAGTGTTGAGAGTTATTGCATAAAAACTGCATTGGACAAGGCGATTCTGGTTTGTCGTGACCTAACCATAGTTGATCTCTAGCCCAAACGTCAATCTCCACATCATAGCCTAAATCCAAGGCTTCTTGTATGTATTCTATTGTATTCTCTCTTTCTTTATTAGGTCCGTTTATATTACCTCTATGCGAAACAAATATCATGTTTTAAAAATAAATTTAAATCCTCAGGAGTCCCTAGTCCCCACATTTTTTCTATATGAAAAGTTTTAACTCTAGCTCCTATAAGTAATGCTTCGTTGTATACCGGGCATACATAAAATTCATTATTAACCCTTATATTCTTTTTTATCATTGACTCGGCACATTGAACATAATCCGATCCCTTTTTCCAGAAATATATGCCAACTGTAGCATTATTGCTTATCGGCTTTTTTTCTGCAACCTCAGTGACAAATCCATTTTCGTTTAATTTTGCGTAACTCCATTTAGGGTGAGTTGATTGAAAAGTTAAAATTGATCCATCTATGTCATCCGCCATGCATGAATACATAAATTGATTACTTTCCCATTCTACGTATTGGTCTGAATTGGCTAGCACTAATGGTTCATCGTTATCTATGAATTCTTTTGCTAGTAATGTTGTACATGCTGCGCCCTCCGTCATACCTTCTACCTGCACGATCTCACAATTTGGAGAGATTAAATTTAAAGTATGCTTTAAGGAATATTTTTCATAATGATCTTTTTGTACAATAAATATATGTCTAGCATCTATATTGAGATTTTCTACAACCCTTTGTATCATGGGTTTTCCATTAACATCTATGAGGGGTTTAGGAAAAGTATAACCTGCCTGCTCGAACCTTGAGCCTGCTCCTGCCATTGGTATTAAAACGTTCATTTTATCTCCTTGCCATTTTGGTGAAATTTTAGATTTTTTTTCTGCCTTGAGTATAGTATTATATATTTTGTCAAAAGTCAAGTCGCTAGAATCTTTAACTGCGCATAAATGTGCTCCACTGCGTATCGCCGCTTTGCGTCCTATATGGGAATCTTCAACTATTATTGTCTCATCAGGATTAATTCCTAATTTGATCATGCATCTCATGTAGACTTCCGCACTTGGTTTAGGATTATTAACATCTTCATTTGAGAAAAGTAAGTCTATATAATCAAAAAAACCTTTTCTTATTAACATTAACTTGGATGTCTCTCGTATAGAGTTTGTGGCGCAAGCTAATTTGAATCCTTGTTCTTTTAATTTTTCTAAAATAGATCTTATTCTTTGATCTTGATTATAAGAATTTATTTCTTCAATTGTTTTTTGTTGTTTTAATTGCCATACTTTATTATGAAATTCTTTTGGTAGATTCTTTTCTTTTGTTAGTTTATTTAGTTTTTGTGTTGTAGTTAATGCATCGTACTTACAAAGATGTTCTTCTTTGCTTATTACGAAATCGCTGCTAATATCAAATAAAGCTTTATTTAATGCTATAAAATGAAGTTCTCGCGAATCAACTAATACTCCATCTAGATCTAATATTATTAATTTTATCATTTAATTAACTTGATATTTAGATCGCCAAAGTTTGATGAACCTGTTAATCTTGAGTATTTGATATTATTTAGGTTTAAATAGGTGGTTAAAATACATTCTGGAATCTTGCACATGTAGTCTGGGTATCCATTATCCCATAAATAATCAATAGGTACCTCTATTGAGTCGAAGCAATTCATGTATTTTTTCATTATTTTAACTGGACCAATGCATAACTGATCATTAATTTGCCTAGGTAGGATAACCTTTTCATAAACAAAGCTAAATGATATAGGTTTTTTAAGTTCTTCTTCGTGATTGTAGAATTTAACACCCTCATAAAAAGGAAATTTAAGTAAGTTTCTAGATATACAATCTTTTATTTCATGAATTTTAATTTGATCAAATACTTTTATATCTGGTCTTATTCTTATTATTAGATCATATTGATTTTTGCTATTAATGCAATAATCTTCAAATACTTTAAATACTTTTTTCATTCCAAAAGTCATTGGTTTTAGTCCTGCCCAATAATCAATTGTATTACTTTTCATTTCTTCTTTATGATCGTTATAGTTCAATAAGGAAAATCTTTTTGGATTATAAAAACGAATGAAATCTCTATATTCTTCATCTTCCCAAGTAAAAAGAAAGATGTCGGGTTGAAAGGGTTTGATTATATTGTCAACAATAGAATCTCTTGTTTCCTTCCATTGTCCAAGTTTTCCACTAAAGCATAGGGCTACTCTCATCTTTTCCTCTTATTTTCATACGCCCCTTATCAATTACAAATGTTTTTAAGACAGTGGCCATTTTGTTGCACGTTTTAAATCTATGGATATGGTTCGCTTTTTTTAATCTAGACATACTCGCCGAGATCTTGCCGTAAGACATACCTCCCAGGTCTTCACCTATTTTATCGTTTGATAAAAATATAGGTTTTCCATGTCCTGCTTTAGTTGCAAGATAGTTGTAAACAACAAGATCATTACCTATCAATTTACCTCTTACGACATCTTGGTGGATCACCATTGGAATTTGTATGAATTTTCTCATTCGTTTAATCTTAAACTAAAAATAGTTTTTTGTCAAGCAATATTCAAAAAATCGAATTCTGGACATTCAAAAAATTGTACAATGTTAATACTATAGGTATTCATTAATATATTTTATTAATATATATAAATATATAAGAATTGACAAATAGTAAAAAAGATGATATAGTATGTAGTATGAAATTTATAGATTTAAGTGAAGATAGATACTTCTGTATAAAGTGTTCAGATTGGTCGGTCATACTTAACGCCGAAAATGCCACAGAAGCTTGTACGTCAGCATTAAAACTTATGATGAACAAGAGGGGTAGTAATTTGAAATTATCATCAGTGATGATATCCAATGAATTAAAAGCTGATGTTATGGACGAAGATTATGATGAATTAGTCGAATACCATTCAGTATCAATGATGCTTGCAAATGCAGGATTTCATGAATTATCATCAAATTTAAAATCTATACTAGGAGCATAATTATGGGACTAATAGGAATATCGGGATTAGCGAGATGCGGCAAGGATAGCTTCTTTGAACTTTCTAAATCCTTCTTAAAGGATAGGGATTTAAATTTCAGAAGGTTTGCATTCGCAGACGCACTAAAGGAAGAATGTGATTCTTTCCTAAAGGAAAATACTGGCATTTCAGCATTTACCGAGAATAGTAAAGAGAAAGAGATAATAAGACCGCTTCTCGTAGTTTATGGGACACATATAAGGAGAAAGATGGATAAAAATTGCTGGATATCAAAAATAGAACAAAGGGTTAAAAAATGTATAGCACTCAATCAAGTTGTATTTATTACAGATGTTAGATTCAAGAATGAGATAGATTGGGTTCATAGTCTACAGGGTACATCTATACATATATCTAGAGAAAATAATATAGCGCCAAACGAGGACGAACTTAAGAATGATCCAATCTTAAAATCTTCTTCTTGTATTAAATTAGAGTGGGAAAACTTCTCGAAAGAAAATATGCACAAAATGTCGAATAAAGTTAAAAAAGTTTTAGAATCAATTATAGAATAATTTTACATCATGAGTGAAAACGTTTCAGATATAGATCTTATCAATAATATAAAAGATAATACAAGAGCTAAAGAAAGCTTGACTCTTCTCGTTGATAGGCATAGCGGTATTTATCTTGACATGGTAAACTCTTACGCTAGTCCAAACAGCCCTTTTACGGATTATCAGGATTTAATAAAAGACAAAGAATATAGAATATACAACGCAGCGATTAAGTACAACGAAAGTAAAGGTGCAAAATTCAGCACTTACCTAGGGAATGAGACTAGGTGGATGTGTCTCAATATGTATAATAAAAATAAAAGGAAGCCTACGTTCCATAGTGACTTCTTAGAAAATATGCCAGAAGATGAGGAGATTTCTCAAAATTCAGATAGTATATCAGAGAATATCAAAAAAGATCTATTTAATAAGGTATTATCTATGATTAGTTCTCACCCAGATAAAAGAGTAGAGAAAATATTCACTATGAGGTATATTGTAGGAAATAAAAACAAAGTTATGCCGTGGAAAGATATTGGTGATGAAATTAATTTAAGTATACAAGGATGTATTAATATACATAATACAGTAGTAAAAGATTTACAGGAGGAATTAAAACAGGAAATATGAATAAATATATAGCATTAGGTAATTTAACTAAAGACCCATCACTCAAGACAACTAAAAATGACAATGCAGTTTGCGAGTTTTCTATAGCAATAAATAACAAAGTTAACAATTCAGTATTTTATATCGACGTTGAGACTTGGGGAGCAGTAGCAAATAACTGTAATAGATTTTTATCTAAAGGCAGAAAAGTACTAATTGAAGGTAGACTAGCTTCTAGTTCCTGGCGAAATAAAGAAGGGGAAAATAGAACTAAAATATACTGCAATGCGGAAAGAGTAACTTTCTTAGATAAAACAGAAGCAGATCAGTCCCAAAAAACAGATAGCGTTAGTAAAACTGCGGAAAAAATAATTGAAGACGAATTCGCGGATATACCTTTTTAATGAAAGACTTAATATTTAAAGGCCCGCTCAATTCACTTTCCTTTGGGAATGTATCTTATAACTTATTATATGCAATGTTTAAGAAAGGTATGAATGTATCCATCTTTCCATCCGGTAAAATAGATATTAGCGCATTCGATAAAATATCAGAAGATTTTAAAAAATGGCTTGAAGTATCCTCAAACGGAAGATATAAAGATATTGATAAGGATATGACAACCTTGCAGTTATGGCACTTAAATGGGGCAGAAAATAGAATAACATCCAAACAAATACTATATACTTTTTACGAATTAAATAAACCCACAGATACAGAAAAAAGCTTAGCTTCATTACAAGACCAAACTGTATTCAGCAGTTCTTACGCTTCTTCTCAATTTAAAAACTCTAGTTACTCTCCATTAGGTTTCGATCAAACCCTAAACAAAACAGGTAAATCGTATATGCCAAATAAAATACATTTCGGCTTAATGGGTAAATTTGAAAAAAGAAAACATACAGAAAAGATTATAAAGTGTTGGCTTAAAAAATATGGCAACAATTATGACTACCAACTGACATGCTGTATAACGAATCCCTTCTTCGAGAAAAATCAAATGGAGACATGCATATCTAATATCTTAGAGGGAAAAAGATATGGCAATATAAACTTTCTACCTTTTCTACCACATAATAGTCAAGTTAATGATTTTTTAAATTCAATTGATATTGATCTTGGAGGAATGAGTGGTGCCGAAGGCTGGAACCTACCATCCTTTAATGCAACCTGCTTAGGAAAATGGAGCGTTGTTTTAAATGCAACAAGCCACAAAGATTGGGCAAACTCCAAGAATAGCATTCTTGTAGAGCCTAATGGGAGAGAGCCTGTATATGATAATATCTTTTTTAATGAAAACTCTCATTTCAATCAAGGTGAAATATTTACTTTTGATGATGATGAATTTATATCCGCAATGGAAAAAGCTGAAACAAAATGTAAAATAAATAATTCTGAAGGAGAAAAGTTAAAAACAAAATTTACCTACGAAAATACTTTAGATAAAATATTAGAATAATGCCTTTATATACATACGAACATCCAGAAACAGGTGAGCAAGTAGAAGTCGTTCAAACAATGAATGAAGATCATGTTTACGTAGACAAACAAAACATAACATGGAAAAGAATATTCGATATACCTCAAGCTTCTATAGATGCGAGCATTGACCCTTTCGACCAAAGATCTTTTACAGATAAGACTAAAAATAAAAAAGGTACATACGGAGACCTTTTAGATAGAAGTAAAGAGCTAAGCCAGGCAAGAAAAGATAAAGCAGGGGTAGACCCAATTCAACAAAAATATTTCAAAGATTACAAAAATAAAAGGCGTGGAGTAAAACATCCAATGGATAGAGGCTAAAAATAAGTGTAATATATTCCTGTCATGTCTAATGCAGGAAACTTCCAAAACAATCCGCTTTATGCGGATATAACAAAACTCGACCATCTATCTCCCCAACCCACGTTTTCTTATAACTGGAACGGTAACGAAGGAAGGTGGGAACCTGCTAGTAATACATCTGGAGTTGGATCTACATCTCTAGATAATTTAGATGATTTAATATCTGGTTTTATATCTGGATTATCTGGATATAATCCTGGCGGATCTATAGTTTCTGGAAATGTAAATGTATCTGGATTAACAGAAGCTATATATGAATTAGCTAGTGGGCTATCAGGTGTAGGAGGCTTTTCTGGAGAAATAAATATATCAGGCCTTAACGAGGCTATATCAGGTCTATCTGACAAGGTGTCAAACCTATCAGGAATAAATGTAAACCAGGAACCTTCTTTTAAATTATGCACAAAAACTGTAGATCAAAAAATTGAAGAAGATTTTATCTTAATGGAGAATATACCTGATTCAATAAGATATGGAGAATATTCTGGAGATTGTTATGGTCAAGATAAATCATTAATGGATGATATATTTAATACGTATTATGCAAATGGAAGAAACAACCCCAGTTTACCCGAAACAGGCCATCCGAATTATTTTATCTTTCCAGAAGATATTGATCAAAATAGATGCATAGAATCTAAGGATGCATTTCATACTGATACTCAATATGCCTTAAGATTTGATAACGAAGATGCAAGCTTAATTAATTCTTATGAATTAAAAGATTTCGGTGATTTATATGAAAGCGGATTAGCTGAAAGTGTTACAATATATAATGATTCTCCTTACCCAATTCAATTTCACACTTTAGATAAAAATTATACTTTTGGCGAAGAAAATATTATTTATTTATACGGAGATACATCTGTAACATTAAGTAGTGATGAAATAAGAAGAGTATATGTAAAAAGACCACATACTATATCAGGATTTAATGTAAAATATAGTATAACATATAAAGAGACAGGCGTATCAACAGCTTATAATATATAATGAAATTTGGAAAAATCAGAGAACCAATTAAAAAAGTTGGCCCAAATCAATTTGTATTAGGTGATAATCCCTTGCAACCTAATTTATATATCGATTCAAATAAAATCGCTATTCCTGAAAATTTAGAAATTCAAGGAATAGATTTTAGGGATTACATAACAGGCGCAGCGCTATTAAGTGGAATTTTCAACAACCAAACAGTTGGAAGATATGCTATCGATGAGGCATTTGAACTCAATTCTAACGGGGACTTAATGCCTACCAATGCAGATAATGTATCAGATACGATGTGGATACTTAAAAACGAAAACGACCTGCAATTAAGAGGTAATCACTGGAGATATAATACTGGACCAGATGCCTTTACTGAAGATATATCCTTTTAGTAGTTTTTTGTGTAATAGATACAATGGCTACAAGGAATTTAGTACCAAGGAATAGTGGAGAAGGCAGCGTAGGCAAACTAGATCAAGCCTGGGGGTCTGGAGTATTTGATAATCTATTCGTTAGTGGCTTAGATATATTTGAATCTTTAGATAATGCGATAGATCAAGTAAATCCATTTTTATTTTTTCCTGAAGTTCAAAACAATACAGGGCCAATTACAAAACAATATTATAATACTCCTGTTTCTGATATATATTTATCCGGCGTAACTGTATCCACTGCGGAAGATTTTAGAGTTACTATGAGATGGGATGGTCCTGGCGATGAATATATGGGTGAAGCTAAAATTAATGGGCAAGTTATTCCTTTTGAAAATATTCATGAGCTTGGAGAAAAAACAAGAAGGTTTGAGGGATATATAGATAATTTAAATTTTGAAGGGCAAAATAACATAACAGGAGAAGCTAACGGCAGAATAGCTTTACTCCCACTGATTGAAGTTGGACCTGGCCCAGATCCAGTCAATATCTCTATAGATCCCATAGAAAATGCAACCCCAAAAGCTGGAGAGCAACTTGGTCAAACACATTTAAAAGAAGGGGACTCTATAAATATATATATTGATTTTGACAGAAATGACATTAATAGAATAAAAATCTTTGATTATGGATTATCCAAAGAAATTGATTACGCGAACTATCAACTTGAAAACGTAAATGGTATATATAGAGCTTCAATTCCTATAGAAGTTTCAAATAGACAGGGAAACCTACCTGTTGCTGTTCAAGCTGTAGATCATTTTGGCGGTACAGGGCAATTAATAGAATCATCTAATTTTAATCATAATAATAACACTAGAAATACAGATCAAACCTACCCAATCATAAATGTAGACGAACCAACTCTTTATAACGGTAGAACGGATGGTTTAAGAGAAGGTGAGAGCGTAACTTTTACTAATGATATATTTAACTGGGTTAGTGGTATTGATTTAATATCTTATCAAATATTAAGTCCAAAAATATCCATGAACAACACTACTGATTATGAAAGAATAAAAACAGTAAGTTATGTAACAGGTGTTTTTAGTGATGAAGATAATATCGAAATTCAAGTTCAAAGGTTAAGTAATGGCGCAACAAAAAAAGAAGGAGTAAATATAAAAGTTGCAAATGCTCCGCTTATACTACAAGCAGAGCTAGATACATTCGCTTCTTCTGCAGCTTCGCCAAATATAATAGGAACATCTCAAGTTAAAGCTGGAGATGTAGTTAACGCAACTATTGTTGTTGATGGAAAAGGTTCCGATATTAATGAAATATCAATATCAGTATTAGATACTGGCTTAAGCGATGGATCACAAACAGATTTTAATTTTAATTATAGCAAAACAATACTTTCAGATGGCAGTTTTCAATTTATAGTGCCAATTACAGTATACGGAACTTTCGGCCAGTCAGATAGGGACGGCCAACAATCGGCATCTTTAATTATACAAAATTCTTCTGGAACATTGGGTGAATCTTTAACTACGTCAAATACGATCGAAGTGCATAATGGAACAGTACCTATTATAAATGTCTCTTCGATAAATTATCCAATAAATCAACAAGCGATTAAACAAAATGAATCGGTAACTGTATCCCATACGATTACTCAAAACGACCTCGTCGAATACTCATCAATAAATGGAGAGTTATCTATAAGTGACCCAACAGTATACAACACTTCTAAGTCTATAAATTATTCTTCAGGATCTTACAATATAGACATAGATGGTGGTCAAAATAATTTAAAAATATCCGCAACTAGATTGCAAAACGGTGCAGTCGTAGAACAAGATTTAATAGTTAATATAGCTAATCAAGCATTATCAGCGAATATAAATGGCTTAATACAAAGCCTGCAAACTCTCTCTGGTCAAGATAATAGTGATAATTTTTATTTATCAACTAACCAACTAATGCTTGAAGCTCCAAGTTTAAATGTAGACCCAAATCAATTAAACCCATCTGAGGTAACTTCTACTGCATCTGGAACAGGTAAATTGAGTAATGCTTACACATTAACAGTCAAAGAGCAAGATAGTAAAGGCACATTCACTTTTTCATTTTTAGCTAAAAATTTAGCTGGAGTAGAAACAACAGTTATATCTTCAAGCCCAAATTATTCACTAGAAGGTTTTGCCGAAAGAACAGTTTTCGCACTCCCTACTGACCTTGCAGCAGGTTTAATTTTTATTGGTACTCAAGTTTCCAATCCGAATAATCTATCAGTAGAGAATGTTTCTGAAGGTGGAGGTGGTGCTAATGGCGGAACATACTATACCTACAAAGCGTTGACCGTGGGTACTCAATTAGATAATTTAATTAACCACAACAATCAATTTACGGTTTGCGACGAAAATGGATTAGTTGATCCTTCTGGATCTTATTTATTTAATTTGGATAGAAATAATAGATCCGCGAACACATCCACGGAAAATCCTAGTCCATTTATAATTTCAGAATAACTAAAGGGCGTCATAATCAGCCTTACTACAAAACTTAGTTAATTTAGTTCCATCATCGTCAACACTCTTAAATGCATACCTAACAACTTTAATTCCTTTTTTTGAAACTTTTGGATATTCATGTTTTGTAACCTCAGACTTTTTTATCTTAACTTTTTCTTTTTTCTTTACATTGTAGAATTCTATCATAATACTATTATAAATAATTATTCATATTTTTCTTGATTTTTTGTAATTTGTTCAAAAATACTATTTTGATTTTCTTCGTTACAATAATACCATTTATACATTAGATCATCTTCGATTTTTTTAATTTTATTTTCTAAATCTGAAATTGCTTGTTCTAGTTCTTGCATATAAGTGAAAGATAAATTTTCTAAAGTTACATCTAATTCTATCGCTGCCTTGAATATACCCCAAAAATCTCCCTCTTTTTTACCCTTAACAGCTTCGTAGTATAATTCTTTTCTTTCTTCTATTTCATTCTCTGAAAGATCTTTTGTTTTATCTGGGTGAGTAGATTTAACTATTTCTCTATATAAGTTTTTGATTTCGTCGCTATCAACATTATCTTGCTTTTTATTTTCTTTTTTGTTTTCATTTTTATCTTCTAATGGCGGGTGAATTTTTCTTTCAGAACAGTATCTAAACATATTACTTATAAATTGACTCTGCGCTATAGAAAAAACTTCTCTAACATCTTCATACTCAGCATCAATATATAAAGCTTTATGTTTTAATTTTTTAAACTTTTTTTGAAGAATTTTTTGATTTGAATTGGTATTTAAATGTTTAGACAATTGATTTTCATTGCAATTTTCTTTGTTTTTCATATATATATATTTACACAAAAAAGGCGACCCAATTGGGCCGCCAGAAGATAAATTATATCTTTACTCGATTAGTTTGAAGCCATAACTATCAATTTGTAATCAGTAGCGTTATTTGCTCCTCCATTGCTAGGAATATCATCAGAGAATACGAATGTCGCTTCTGTATTACTTGCCGAAGTAAGTTGTACAGCTATAATAGCGTCATTAGCACCAGCCTTTAAGATTCCAACGACCGCAGGAGTCACACCTTGCTCGAATGGGTTCGTAAAGGTAACTGTTTTACTTTCGTCGGTAGTCAATAAATCAACTTCTTCGATTCTGGTGATCTGTTGCTTAGAATTAAGTTGTTCAACTTGACCGTGAAGACTAGAAACGTCGCTATCAAGATCATCAACATCACCTACACGCTGAGCTTGAAGGCTAGAAACGTCGCTGTCAAGATCATCAACATCGCTTACGCGTTGAGCTTGAAGACTAGAAACGTCGCTGTCAAGATCATCAACATCGCTTACGCGTTGAGCTTGAAGACTAGAAACGTCGCTGTCAAGATCATCAACATCGCTTACGCGTTGAGCTTGAAGGCTAGAAACGTCGCTGTCAAGATCGTCAACATCGCTTACGCGTTGAGCTTGAAGGCTAGAAACGTCGCTATTTAATCCATCGTTTTCAGTAGTTGCGTCTGCAGCTAAACTTGAGATGTCGCTATCGATATCTAAGTCCTTCTCTCCTCTTGCAACAGCAAGACTAGAAACGTCGCTATCAAGATCATCAATATCGCTTACGCGTTGAGCTTGAAGACTAGAAACGTCGCTATCAAGATCGTCAATATCGCTTACGCGTTGAGCTTGAAGGCTAGAAACATCGCTGTCAAGATCATCAACATCGCTTACGCGTTGAGCTTGAAGGCTAGAAACGTCGCTATTTAATCCTTCGTTTCCAGTAGTTGTGTTTGCAGCTAAACTTGAGATGTCGCTATCGATATCTAAGTCCTTCTCTCCTCTTGCAGCAGCAAGGCTAGAAACGTCGCTGTCAAGATCATCAACATCGCTTACGCGCTGAGCTTGAAGGCTAGAAACATCACTGTCAAGATCATCAACATCGCTTACGCGCTGAGCTTGAAGGCTAGAAACATCACTGTCAAGATCATCAATATCGCTTACGCGTTGAGCTTGAAGACTAGAAACATCGCTATTTAATCCTTTATTTCCACTACCTGTTTCTGCAGCTAAACTTGAGATGTCGCTATCGAAATCAATATCTCTCAAATGAAGACTTGAAATTTCACTATCTGTGTCAGCTTCATCTATGTTTCTTTGTGATTGAAGACTAGAAATCTCATTAGACAATCCAGTATTTCCACTTCCGATGTCAGCAACTAAACTTGAGATGTCGCTAATTATAATACCAGTATCACTACTTGTATTTGCAGCAAGACTAGAAACGTCGCTGTCAAGATCGTTAACATCGCTTACGCGTTGAGCTTGAAGGCTAGAAACGTCGCTGTCAAGATCATCAACATCGCTTACGCGTTGAGCTTGAAGACTAGAAACGTCGCTGTCAAGATCGTCAACATCGCTTACGCGTTGAGCTTGAAGACTAGAAACGTCGCTGTCAAGATCATCAACATCGCTTACGCGTTGAGCTTGAAGGCTAGAAACGTCGCTGTCAAGATCATCAACATCGCTTACGCGTTGAGCTTGAAGGCTAGAAACGTCGCTATTTAGTCCATCGTTTCCAGTAGTTGTGTTTGCAGCCAAACTTGAGATGTCGCTATCGATATCTAAATCCTTCTCTCCTCTTGCAGCAGCAAGACTAGAAACGTCGCTGTCAAGATCGTTAACATCGCTTACGCGTTGAGCTTGAAGGCTAGAAACGTCGCTGTCAAGATCGTCAACATCGCTTACGCGTTGAGCTTGAAGGCTAGAAACGTCGCTGTCAAGATCGTCAACATCGCTTACGCGTTGAGCTTGAAGACTAGAAACGTCGCTGTCAAGATCATCAACATCGCTTACGCGTTGAGCTTGAAGGCTAGAAACGTCGCTGTCAAGATCATCAACATCGCTTACGCGTTGAGCTTGAAGGCTAGAAACGTCGCTATTTAATCCATCGTTTTCAGTAGTTGCGTCTGCAGCTAAACTTGAGATGTCGCTATCGATATCTAAGTCCTTCTCTCCTCTTGCAACAGCAAGACTAGAAACGTCGCTGTCAAGATCATCAATATCGCTTACGCGTTGAGCTTGAAGACTAGAAACGTCGCTGTCAAGATCATCAACATCGCTTACGCGCTGAGCTTGAAGGCTAGAAACGTCACTATCAAGAGCTTTTTCTTCAGCAGCTAAACTTGAGATGTCGCTATGATAATCATCGGTTGAGGCAACTACTTGATCGTTTTTATTCTTAAAAACTAAGTTGCCGTTTTCTGTGGCAGTTAAGCGGATATTGTCCCCATTAACTGATAATTCCTCGGTGCGGAATATTTTTGCCATTACTTATATATACATTAAATTTCCCACGTTTGGGAATAAAAAAACGGCTAAAAGTATGATTATTACTGGGTTTTTTGATTATTTTTATTCATCATTTGTTGATGAATTTCTAATTGTTTTTTATCAATTTGTTTATTTTTTTGATGTTCTTGAATCTCTTCTTCAGTTGGGATATGTTCTGGAATTTTGAAATTATTTCTATTTAATTGCTGATGTCCCTCTGGAACCTTATTACCAACAATTAGATCTGGTTTTATTTTTAAATATTCTTCTTTCATGATTATCCTAATACTCGCATAACTTTTGGGTTAGTGAATGAATCTAACTTTAATCCATTAGCCACAATATTAAAGTTTGTATTTTCTTCCATCAAACTATCGCCCATTGACATTTGTATGGGTGCGTATCCAATGGCGTAATCACTCCATCCTGATGCGACCATCTGCCTAAAAGAGGTTATAGTACCACTATTTGGAGAAAATTGATCATACTTACCCCCAGTTATACTCCAGGATATTGACATGTCAGAAATGCTATCCCAGTCAGGTTTATATAATATTACTTTAAAATAAAATGCCCCGTTATTATCCCATAGAGGAGAAAGAAATTCGGAGTAACCCGCAGTTTCTGATGCGCTTGAAGTAGTACTAGTTATTCCGATATTAGCCCAAACGGAAGGTTGAGCTAAAGTTATTGTATGACTTAAATTTGAAGGGTAAAATTGATTCGGAGTAGTTAATGCATTCATTGTTAAACTTACATTTCCAATATAAGGTTTCTTATATATCATTATATTATTATCATAAACATTAGTTCCATTATACCAATGGTAATTCCACGAATCGAAACTGTAATTCGTTCCAATACCTCGATTAGTTACTAAGTTAACATTAGAACCGGTTAAATTATAAGTTGGCCTAATAGGGGAGTTGTTTAAAATAGTTGCTTGATACTCACTTGCAAGACTATTTAGATTAATGTAGTAACTTCCACCGTCTCTCGTTATAACCGTCGGGGCTTCGTCCCAGTCTTGCCCCCCGAAACTTTGCGTCAGATAAGGTTTTTGATTATCATAAAATTTTTGTACAGCGTAAGTGCTCCATATACTTTTATTGCCAGCTATAGTATCTCCTGGTTGAGCATCTCCAGCGCTCCAACTATATTGATATTGCCAGCCAACTCCATGCCCATCATTTGGATCTAAATCTAATTGAACATCAGATACATAATTACCATTAAATATCACATGTTGAATATCATATCTATTTACACTAACCATATTAAATAGAATTTATGTAAAGTATGTTTCCACTTAATGTAACAGTTACTCCTGGAGTTCCATTATTTCCCTTGGGTCCTTGAGGTCCTTGAGGTCCAGTCGCCCCTGTAGCTCCTGTGCCTGCAGGGCCCTGAGGTCCAGTCGCCCCCGTATTACCAGTATTACCTTTTGGCCCTTGAGGTCCAGTCGCCCCTGTATTACCAGTATTACCTTTTGGCCCTTGAGGTCCTTGAGGTCCTTGAGGTCCTTGAGGTCCAGTTGCTCCAGTTGCTCCAGCATCCCCTTTTGCTCCGTTAGACCCAATAATACCATCATTACCTTTGTCTACCATTAATTCCCAGCCAATTCCTGAGTCTGTGGGGTAAGCTCCAATTATTGGATCTGCATTTATATTCTGAGTAGAAATGTAAACCCTACCTTGATATTTAACCATCTCTCCGGAAGAATAGTTTTGATTAATGTCCCAATCACCTTTCCAGTTATCAGATAACGATCTACCTCCTCCGCCAATCTCATTCCATTCGCTTCCAGGGTCTGTAGGGTAATGACCCATAACTGGATCAGGATTTATATGACTAGCAGCTATATAAGTTTTTCCTGCGTGCTTAACTATATCTCCTGGCTCGTAATTTGAATAAACATCTAAATCTGACTTCCAACTACCGGAAGATCCCCCTAAAGAATCCCAACCCATACCAGGAGATGTGGGATAGGCAGGCATTGTGGGGTCACCTAAAACATTTCTATTGGCGATATAATTTTTTTCTTGATATCTTACTATTTCTCCAGGCGTATAATTTTGATTAACATCCCAATCGCCCTTCCAAGTACCAGAGCTTGCTCCTCCACCAAGTTCACGCCAATTACTTCCAGGGTCTGTAGGGTAATGACCCATAACTGGGTCGGAATTTATACTATCAGAAGCGATATAAGTTTTGCCCGAGTGTTCAACTATATCCCCTGAATTATAATTAGCGTAAACATCTAAATTACCTTTCCAACCACCAGAGCTTGCTCCGCCACCAAGTTCATCCCAATTACTTCCAGGATCTGTAGGGTAATGACCCACAGCTGGATCAGAGTTTATATTATCAGAGGCTATATAAGTTTTACCTGCGTACTTAACTATATCACCTTTAGTGTAATTAGAGTAAACATCTAAGTCTCCTTTCCAGCCGGCAGTTTCTTCTTTTATAGCTGCCGCTTTTCCGTTAACACTTAAGTTTTTAAAATCCGCGTTTTCTACTGAGAATGGTTTCATTTTTATTATGATTTAAGTTGTTCGATTTCTTTTTTGAGATCTTCGATCATTGTTTGTTGTTCTTTTGTTGCATTAACAAGAGCTGCGATTATAGTTTGAGAATTCAATCCCCATTTGTAATCATCTTCGTCCTTTTCGTTCTTGAAAGCTTCGCGAGGCGCAGCTTCGGGCATGATTGGGTGAACATCTTGGGCAAAAAATCCAATAGTTGGCTGTTGATCCTCTGGACCCTCTTTCCATGTGTATTTTTTGGGCTGCACTTGCATTATCTCACTTAATCCATATTCACAATCACCAAGGTCATTTTTTAATCTTTTGTCGGAGCTTGTGGTTAATTGCTTTGAAGAATTAGTAACAACATCTGAACTTGCAGCTAAACTACTTAAATATACTGCGCCTTCTCCGTTTACTTCCATTAAAGCAGTTCCATTTGTATGAGTGCTATTATTAGACCTAATAGTAAAAACCTTAATACTAGAGTTATTATTTATGCAAGATACTGTAACACCCTGATTTCCGCTTGTTGTATTATTAGAATTATGAAGCCAAGCAACAGGAACACCGGGAGTTGATGATTTAATGACATTTAATGCATTAGTAGGATTCGTAGTACCAATACCTACGTTGCCGCTGGAGTCGATGCGCATACGCTCATTAAATGAGGCAGTTCCACCAGAACCAAACATTGTGTGAAATTGAATATTACCATCGCGATTATCAACGGAACTAAAATCTGAATCTTTACCGAATCTTATTTTTGCAACTGCATTATCACCTCCGCCAGAATTTCTTACCCGAGCTTGGATAGATACAGATTGATTAGTCTCACCAACTCCATAATCATAATTACTTAAAACTAAAGCTAGAGATTCACCATTCGCAACTGAGTTGTCAAAAATATGTAAATTACCATCAGGATTCGGAGTACCAATACCTACGTTGCCGCTACCAGTCCCACTGTTAAAGATAAATTTATCTCTTGAATTAAGTGTGAGTGTATCATTTGAATGCTTGTAGATAATAGATCCAGCTCCATTATCATCTGCGTCTCCAAATCTCAATTGAGTTTGACCTGCAGATAAAAACTGAATTCCAGTATTTGAAGAATCTTCTATAGTTACACTAGTATTGCTGTTTGTTGAACCACCTGTTAATACTCCCTGTTGAATATGTAATTTATTAGAAGGATTCGTAGTACCAATACCTACGTTGCCAGATGTGTCTATGCTAAGCCTAGTATCCACACCTTCTCTAATTGTAAAAGCGCTATTTGAAACAATTTCCCAAGTATTAGTTGCGTCACTCAGGGCAAGTGAACAATGGTCAGCATCATATATGTGTAAACATTTATTAACTGAGTTTGGAGATGTAGGATTCGTAGTACCAATACCTACGTTGCCGTCGGAGGCAATACGCATTCTCTCCAACGAAGAGCCTGTATTCCTATCTATAAAACGAAATGTACCACCGCTAAACCAGAACTGGTCACCTCGCATTTGGATACCCCCATTAACATCAAGCGATAAATCCGGACTCGTAGTACCAATACCTACATTACCTGCGGAAGAAATAAATAAATCTGGATTAGTAATCCCTATCGCTCCTGAAGTACTAACCCCAAAACCTCCACCTGAATGACCAAAATAAACATTTCCATCATTAGCTCCAGAACCTGATCTTTGCAATCTTATCGAATCATTACTGCTTTGCTTTAAATGAAGTAATCCATCACTAGGATTTTCTTCGCCGATTCCGACGTTTTCTGTAAAAATTGCTTTTTTTGCTTTTAGTTTTTTCATATTATTTATTTTCTAAAGTTTCGATTCGAGCTTTAAGATCTTCGATTATTGTTTGTTGTTCTTGGATTGCTTTGGTTAAAAGAGGTACAAGTTTACTTTGGTCTATACCTTGATAGTCAGGCACTTGCCTTGTTCCCATTTCAGCTTCAGTAATAACATTACCATCATTATCTAATTCTGCTGGCGCAATTTCGTACTCTTCTTCTCTAACAGCATCCTTTTCTCCGGAAATAGCTTCTGGCACAACTTCTTGAACTTCATGAGCCAAGAATCCATCAACAATTTTTTCTGGATCTGTTATAAAATTAAACCTACAAGGTTTAAGCTTATTAACTCTTTCTATTGCATTATCAACTTCGACAACATTTTCTTTTAATCTGTAGTCTGAGCTAGTATTGTATGATGTAGTAGTACCACCTGCCTCTATAGTGCCGACAATACCGTTAGCGTTATAAAAAGCTAAATGTGTTCTCTCTGCAGTCCCAGGTCTTACAGTTTTAATACACGAATCCGAGGTACTCTCTGTTTGCCACACATCTAACCGACTCGCAGTAGGATTCGTAGTGCCAATACCTACGTTGCCGTTATCAATGATCGACATGTGACGTCTCCAACTCCGAACATTACCAGAAGATGTGGAACCTGATCTTTCTATATGAAGATCACCATTTCCAAAATTGATACGTGAGGCACCCACCGGTGCTGTCGCTTTACCTTGTTCATCATAATGCGTCCCGACGATTTGTCCTTGCAGTATGAGATTGCCATGACTATTACGCGGATCTTTGCCCAACATGATCGCTGGTGAATACGATGCAGCATTGGGTCTGGTTATGTCTAGAGCAGTTTGAGGATTCGTAGTACCAATACCTACGTTGCCGCTTGCTTCGATACGCATTTTTTCAACGGGCTCCGTAGTACCAACTGCTCCTGTTGAAAACGATAAGCTACCATCATCCCGAAAGGTTATATCGGATATCCCTGCTGTATTATCATCAGTCTGATATGCAGGGACATCTCTATTGTAATTATTAGCTAAACTTATGGACGTACTATCTCCTGAACCCATCCTTGCAATTCTAAAATAACTTTCAACATTATTGTTGTGTGCTATTGCTACAAAAGATCTTGTATTAGAATGACCTCCATAACCTGTTGTAACTAATTTTCCTTGACTAGGATTCGTAGTACCAATACCCAAGTTACCGCTGGAGTCGATGCGCATTCTCTCATTCAAGTTTGAATAAAAGCTCATATTATTACTTGCCACATTGTAACGTATTTGCCCAGCAGCATTTGCACTGCCAGTTTCACTATCAGTTCCAAAAAACAATCGACAGTCACCTGTATCGTTAGAGAGTTGTAAAATTGGACCAACGCCGCTTGTTGCACTATGCATATGTAGACTGCCAATAGGATTCGTAGTACCAATACCTACATTGCCGGTGGAGTGGATGCGCATTTTTTCATCACTAGCGTCCTGACCATCAATTTTGAACGAAATTATGCTTGTTGCACCATTACCATTATAGTCAGAGACTAACTCTAAACTATTCTCAGACATAAATCTTCTATTAGAAATTATCTGACCATTCACCTCTAACTCAGCACTAGGATTCGTAGTACCAATACCAACATTACCTGTGAAGAACCCGTTTTCTGTTCTGAAATCTTTCATACTATTTGTTTTCTAAAGTTTGCGTGCGATCAATCAGATCATCGATTATGGATTGTTGTGATTCGTTTTGAGATTTCAAGTCTTCGATCATTGTTTGTTGTTCTTGGATTGCTTTGGTGAGAACAGGAATCAAAGCTCCCATGCGAATACTTTTTCTATTCACGACTTCACCATCATCAGAGGAGATATTGTGATCACTTACTAGACCCGGAAAAACTTCTTCCAGTTCTTGAGCTATAAAACCAATTTTCTTTTCTCCAACCTTTTCGGGGTGAAATTCAGAAATCCATTCAAAATTACGAACTTTTAGTCTTTTAATATCTTCCAGTTTGGAAGTTGCGTCTTGAATATTAGTCTTTAAACGTTCATCTGAAGACAGAAAGCCTGAATCACTTGTCCACACGTCACCGTCACTATAAACTCGCATGCGTGTAGCTGTGGCATCAGTGCATCTAATAAAATCCATATGTGTTTGGTCAGGAGATGAATTTAGATATCTAATATGTAATCCATGTGGACCTGTAGCTCCTGTAGTCCCACTTGAAGTATTTGTTATTTCAGCCGCAAAATTACCGTCACGGTCATCCGATACGTGCAATTTATAAGCAGGATTCGTAGTACCAATACCTACGTTGCCGCTCGACTTAATACGCATCCTTTCAGCGGGCGTAGAAAGATTACTACCTGTGTAAAATAACAAATGATGAGAACCATCCTCAGTATGATCCTCTCTAAATCCACCGATAGATGCCTTCCCATGTGCAAATAATATTCTTGTTCCCTGATAATTAGTTGGAATATATCGACTGAGGTATAATGAGTCAACCCAATCAGGGTTAGCAGCTGTTCCCGCGGCGGCTGTAGAACTATCATACAGATGTAATTGACGAGAAGGATTCGTAGTACCAATACCTACGTTGCCGCTGGAGTTGATACGCATTCTTTCAAGCTCATCTGTTCCATCATCAGATATGAAGTGAAATGAGCTATGGTTGTTACTTGCGGATAAAAATGCCATGGATGAACCGCCGCCCGAAATCTGACTATACTGAGTACTCGGAGCTAGGTCACGGGATATTCTAAACTGAGAGCCCGCTGGCCCATTCACTTCTAAGGCTACACCAGGATTCGTAGTACCAATACCTACGTTGCCGTTTGAACGTATCGTTAATCTAGCATCTGTACCGTCGCTAATTCTAAGGGATGCAAGAGAACCTTCGCTACTAGTAAAAATTTCGTAAGGGCCATTACTGTAACCGCTTCCCATACCGAGAGTAATTCCACTAGTCTCCATTCCGGTTCCGCCACCAACGACCAATACAGAGTCTCTATTGTGTACGGAAACAGGATTCGTAGTACCAATACCTACGTTGCCGCTGGAGTCGATAGTCATATGGGGCGAATCTACTTCGTATCCAGATCTGCCAGCAGCAAAATGTAAATCTTGGCTACCGTTAGTGGATGAGGCTTTACCCCATATACCTACGAAATGATCTTCTACCCCATCTGCGTCAGAATTGGCGATTAGTAACGAACCGCAAATATCACCTACATTCACAGATGAACCGCTTCTATGTGCAACTATATCACCACCTGTTGCGGAAGAAACGACAAGTGCTGTTCCAAGTTGCAAACCTGTTAAACCAGGATTCGTAGTACCAATACCTACGTTGCCGCCATTGATACCAAACTTACCTGCATTTATAGATAACGTTATTGCATTATCACTCGCGTCTGTTAATTTAATTGCGTTATTTAATGTAGTATTACTACCGTTTAAAGTTAAACCGACTTGTGATGCCGCGACATAATCCACTTGCAACTTCGCACTAGGATTCGTAGTACCAATACCTACGTTGCCTGCCACGATAGACATGTCTTCATTAAATGATGTATTATTTCTAGTAAAAAAGCCTATTCTTCCTTTGCTATTCAAGGCATCATGCGTAACGCCTCTTATAGATGAAAAAGTTTTAGCCAAAGGATCTGCACCATCTGCATCATTGCCGATAAAATTAATAATACCATGAGCATCTTCATCTGCAGGGGTAGAGGAATCTTGTATCAACGCAATCTCTGCGCCACCTGCACCATCCCTGGTTGATTTTAGCCTGAGTAAATCATTATCACCTTCAATATGTAATTTCGCAAGTGTTGGATTCGTAGTACCAATACCTACGTTGCCCGAATTATAACTCAAGTTATTAGACCCATCTTGATCCCAGTAAGAAGAGGAAGATGAAGAGGTTTCTCCGCCAAAAACTGTATGAATAGTATAATTTGAATTTGGTATATTATCTAAAAATACAGCGTGATAACCTGTAGCGCTGACTCCGGAAACAGCATAGGGAATTATATCTCCATCCCCATCAATTTCTAGAGTTGTTGCTACTTTTGGCGTTTGAGAAAACGGTCCAAAAGCAATTGGGTGAGTTAAAGACCCTGAAGGAATATTAGTTTCAAAAGAAGCTGGAGCTTCGCCTGTTGAACTTCCTCCACCTCCCACAAAATTAGAAGCTTCTAAAGTTCCACTGATGACAACATCACCTAATACATTAAGATTATTTTCGATACCCACATCCCCTAAATCGTAACTTATATTGTTTGTAGGATCTTGAGTCCAATGAGAGGTATGTCCACCAAAAACTGTATGCAATATATAATCAGAAGTTGGAATCGCTGTAGAAAATACAGCATGATAACCTGTGGTACTTACTCCGGAAACAGTATAAGGAATTATATCTCCATCTCCATCAATTTCTAAAGTAGTTGCGATTTTTGGTGTTTCTGAAAATGGTCCAAAAGTAATTGGATAACTTGAAGATCCTAGGGGAATATTAGTTTCAAAAGACGGTGGAACTTGACCTGTAGAACTTCCTCCGCCTCCTACAAAATTAGAAGCCTCTAAACTTCCGCTAATAACAACATTTCGACCGATAATTACATCTCCATCATTATAAAAAATATCTCCAGCATTACCAGTATCCCATAATACATCTTTTCCTCCAAAAACAGTATGTATTTTATAATTGTTATTAGGAATTGTTTGAGCAAAAATTAAACTATAACCGCTTGTAGTTACGCCAGATATACTATATGGAATAATAGATCCATCACCATCAATTTCTAAGTCTGTAGCGATTTTAGGTGGAGAGCTATAAATATCTGCAAAATTGATTATTTGTACAGATTCTCCAGAAACTAAACTGTTAATCATAGCTTCTGGAGCATTGACTGTTGATTGTTGGGAGCCGGGATTAGTTCCTGCGATCCATTTATTGCCGTCCCATTTTATAATATCATTAATCGATACTGGTTGGGAACCTCCAATAGATCCATTTTGATCAAAAGAAAAAGTTGATCCTATATTTAAAGAAGAGCTAATATTAACGGTTCCATCAACATCTAATGCGGAGCTTGGATTACTTTTATTGATTCCAACATTTCCTTGGTTATAATAAATTTCTCCAGCTTCAGAACCTTCTTGCCATTTGCCTAGATTATTTGAAGAAATTCCAGTTAAAACAGAATTTCCGCTAACAAATAAACCTTGACTAAAATTACCTATGCCATCTACGTCTAAAGCTGAGTTTGGATTACTTTTATTGACCCCGACATTTCCTTGATCATAATAAATTTCTCCAGCTTCAGAACCTTCTTGCCATTGGTCTGAACCATTAACAACTCCAGTTAAAACAGAATTTCCACTAACAAATAGGCCTTGACTAAAATTACCACTTCCAAATACATCAAAATCATACCCTGGGTTATCAGTATTAATTCCAACTTTACCAGAATTATAGTATATTTCTTCGTAAGCATAAATGGTAATTGTTCCAGTCATATTTGATGGGTGACTGGTGCAATAATATGTATAAATTCCAGCGGATACAGGAGAAAAAGTTGTTACTCCAGAACTCTCAACAGCAACATCATTTCCATTAGAGTCTTTTATTGCTAATGTATGACCTCCACCAACATTATTAAAAATTAAAGTTTCACCCGTAAAAGCAATTAAATTCGGATCTTTGCCAGTTTGATCTCCAGAAAAATTGTAATCTAGGCCATCCCCAGATATATCAAAATTATAAACCTTATCAGAAGTCCCTGAACCAGAATTCCATTTACCTAAATTACTAGATGCAGAAGTTATAACTTCTGAACCTCCAACATATAAACTGTTAAAATTACCACTACCATTGACGTCTAAATCGTATCCAGGGGAACTTTGATGAACTCCAATTTTCCCAGCTTTTATAGTTAAGCCATTATCCGAATCGTCAAATAAACTTAATCCATCTGAATCTAAAGCAGTGATTTTGTCTGTAGAAATTTTCTTTCCATTTGCAGTGTAAAAGTTTTCGCTGGAAGTCCAAGCTTGAGTGCTATTAATCCAATTTATACTTTTATTGGTTAATCCATGTAAAGTAATTCCCCCGCCATTAGCTTCTAAATCTGTAGTTGAACCTACACCAAGTTCAATATTTTTATCATCAACCTGTATAGTAGTACTATTAACTGTAGTGAAATTACCCTTAACAGTCAAATCTCCATCTATTTGGGTATCACCCGTAACATGCAAATAAGATTCGGGTAAAGTTGTACCTACTCCAAACTTACCGCCGCTTATACCTATAACAATTTCATTTTCAGTTTCAACGAAAGAATTATCACCACTTTTAATTAAATATACTTGATTTTGGTCCATTTTATTATTTATAATTTATATTTTATACACCCCTCGTTACTCAACTAGAAACAAAATAGTTCATGAATATTTTTTTTAATTCATACGGATAAGCCATAAAATGAATAATAAATGTATCCTCGTCTACCATTCTAGGTTCTGTATTAAACTCATTCATTGGAAATATTTTCCTATTGAAACCAAATCCATCGCTCTTTTTTAATATATCGCACAATATCCCTTGATCGCCGCCGCTTGCATATAAACTACTTTTATCACAATCTACATGCATCCATTTTTTTATTATGTTTTTTGTATAATTATGATTTCTAAAAATGACAACTCCACTATTAAGCATCATACCTTTGGCAATTTTTTTGTTGTTCGCACCGACATCTTCACATGCAATAATTTTTTTTATGACAGTGCATTTAGCGAGTATATCTTCGAAACGTTTTTGTGGATTGTATATGATTGTATCTGAATCCATCCATACAATCACTTCGTGATCATCAAAGTGATTGAGAATTGCGCGCGCTTTTGACCAATTAGCTGAACCGCCATCGTCAAGTTTTTCTCTATAAACATAAAATGTATAGCCATTTGCCAAACAATAATCTCGCACGCTCATCTCGGAACATATCGCATAATCTGCAATTTCAGGAGTGTACAAACTAACAATCGCAATTTTCTTTCCTGAATTATAAACTGTAAATTTTTCTTTTGGTATTTGTATTTGGTTTAAATGTTTGCTTATGTATTTAAGGTAATCGCGGTCAACTAAGCTATACCATTCATTTTTTAATTTTAAAAATTCTTTGTGTTTTTGCGGATTAACCGTTACCTTTTTTGGTGCATCAGTTTTCGCGGCAATTGTGTTTGATATTTTTTGCTTCAATTGTTTTTTGTATTCGGTCCACCAAGATTGTACTTTTTTGGAATGATCGATTATCCATTGTGAATCTTCAAGAAGCATGTTGATATCATTTGATATATTGTTCCAAGATTCAGTTTCAATGAGCGGATGCTCGCCAAGTAGGTTGCCCCAATAATCATCCTTTTCAACAATTGGAATTGATCCCACTTCTAGCGCTTCGTACAATCTAAAAGTGTCAACGCTTGTGTTTCCACGAGGACATGGTACGAAAGTTGATTGCTTTAATATTTTTTTATATTCTTCAGTACTCAAACAATCGCCCGATTGCCAACCCTCGGCTACATGAAGATGATATTCGCCATTGCATTTTTCCAATGAATCAATCATTTTTTCGCGATCACCTTGACTATGAATCTGGCCCGCGAAACACCAAGTATATTTTTTATCTAATGAACTCATTTTACTTTCTAATAAATAAGGATTATCTATGTAAAAAAAAGTGTTATCCACATCCTCTACTCCAGCAAAGACTTTGATTTTATTATTTTCTTTTATAATTGATGAGCAATAATATTCAAGAGGAATGTCTTTTAATAATGTTTTAGTTATGTTTGTAATTTTTCCATCAATCAAATCAAAAGAAACAAAATATTTATTGTATGCCCATGCAATTTTTTTATCAGACTTAAAATCCTTTAACCTTTCTTGACATAACATACAGTATCTATTTTCGCCAATTTTAATAGGGCATGTAGAATTATGCATTAATGGTTTTTGATTCAACTGAATTGAGTTAAAAGATAAACCCTCCAACAACTTAGATGAACTATATACAAGTGGATCAATAGAATAGATGCAATAAAAATCATCTTTATCCTTAAATATCATCCAATTTTTTTGAGGAATATTTAATTTTTCTTGATTTAATGTTTTTACAAAATCGATTTCTCCGGAATTTAAATTCACCCAGCAAATTCCAGGCTCACAACGCCAAGAAAAACCTAAAGGTTTTTTTTCATTCCACGAACCATCTTCTTTTTTTTTGCCAGAGAAAACAAGTATCTCGCTAAATACAGAACAACATGCCAGACAAAAAATAGATCCATTTCTCTCTTCAATGGAATTTTCCACAAATCTAAGATCTTCTATTTTATGTTTATTAGTTCGATCCAAATCTACCATTCTAGAGGTAAAGTATGAATAATTTTTAAAATTAAATTTACATTCTTTTTTCTGTCCTGAATTTTTAACCAAAATATAGCTGGCGGCACTTCTGTAAAAATCTACACTTATTCCATGAGACGAGACGCAATGTGCAGGAGTATTCTGGGGATAATCAGCTTGCCTATATAAAATATATTCATCTCCATTGCATTTTATAGCAGAAGGGTTGATCTCACACTGTATACTGTTAGACTTAGTCATGAATACACTTGTTCTTTGAATCAAAAACCCGGAAACCGAGTTCTATTGCTCTATTAGTTAATAACATTTCGTTAATTATCGCTTTTGCTTTATTTTTAAATAAAATTTCATCTGACTCCGGATTAAAAGCGCTATGCCAATACTTCGATAGCCATAAATAAATATGCCGCTTTAGCCCACTACTTATTTCCTTCGATGACATAAAAAGTTTGAAATCCTGAGTAATTTCATTTACATTAAAAAGATCCGTGTTATCGACATTCAATAACTTGAAAATTTCGCTTGACCCAATAAAGCAATTACTGCAAATCCAGCTACTCAAATCTCGTTCATTAAAAAATAATTCCGAGGAAATTAACGATCGGTCTATTTTTCCTATTAGCAGGTTATGTTTTTTTGATAAATAAAACACATCCTTAAGTTTATCATCATCTAGCAAAGTTTTTCCATAAGATTTTAAGGAGTCATTCACAAAGAGCATTACATCGGGACTTATATTTTTCTTAACATAATCCAATCCCTTCTGCCAACCAGAGAACTCCCAGTTTTTGTTATTTCCAGCAATAATGTGAAAAGCCCCAAATACTTCTTTCTCTTTTTTTTCCATAAGATTATCTACAATGACATATTCTGTATGTAGGTTTGTTTTATTTAACTGTCCCACTATATAAGGTAAAGAGTGTGGGTATTTCTTGGTGTCATACTGAACATAAATAACCGCGATTTTCATGTTTTAAATCCCTTCTTGTATCCCAATGGAATAAATGTTACATTGTCTGCTATAGCATCTTTTCTATAATATTGTCGAAACACATGTTTAAAGTTTTTGTAATGATCAATTTCGGCGTGACAATGTTCGTCACTCAAATGAACCAATATACAATTTTTATTTTTTAATTTTTCAAAATATTGATTTTGTTTTGTGCGCAATTGACTTAGGTTTTCGCGGAATTTTTCTGGATATGTATTTATGTTTTTCGCATACATATCACTATATACAATCACACTATTCTCTTCTATAATATTCATATCTTCATTGATAACAACATCAAAATCATCAAACAACTCACATATAAAATCCTGCTCAAATAAATTTTTGTGTGTGAATATTAATTTTTGTTTTTTTGTTTTTTGTGAAACATGAAATGCTTGAGTTTGCGCATTCCAATGAACAATATTTTCTGCATTATAAAAATCTGCTTTATCCTTTTCAAACGTTTGTGGATTAAATTGTTTGTCGATGTTTCTGTATAATGTGTGATATTCTGGACCAATTTCGCGGAAAGTTTCAAGATATTCGCAAGCCTCAATTTGTTTTCTTATATCATTAAAATACTCTGGATTGTTGCCGCGATCAACAATCTTTGCGCCTAAAATTTCACACACCGATTGCATGTAAGAATATACAGCCAAGAAAAACAAAGACTTTCCTTGTTTTCTGTAGTTTAAATTGTTTGCTATTGCTCGACCTATGATTGGGTTTTTCGCGCAAGTCAAAATAAAGTCTTGAGAGAAATCTACATCTTGAAAAGTTGGTAAAACACATGATGTTTTATGATTAACAATTTCAGATATTGGAGTATCAATGTATCTATCAATATCAACATACAACCCACCCTCCTTGTATGTTTTTAATAGTCTCCACAAATCTATTTTTTCGGTATTTTTTCTGTCTTTTATTAAATTCCAATTGTCGCGACCAATTGAATCGCGCAGTAATCGATTGACGTCCTCGTCATCATAAATCTGAACGTCCCAATCTGGATTCAGTAGCTCTAGGTTTTTCGCGCCTTTTCGAATAAGTTCGTAGTTTGAATCAAGTACATTTTTATTTTTCCAAGATAGATGAATTTTTTTGGGTATTTGTTTACTGTATATTTTAGCGAGCAATGGAAACTCAATCATCTCATACTCTTGTTTAATTTGAAACTTTTCTTCCGCAAATCTTAAATCTGATTTTTTATCTATTTCTGTATTATCATTTTCTTCGTGCAATTGATAGCTCATAAGAGGATTGAGATGATATATGCTTTCTGGCTTCGCAAACAATTTATTTTCATTAAAAAAGTTTTGCATAAAATTGTCAAGAGGCTCATCCATTCCAAACTGTTCAACCCATTGACATAGTAAACTAGCAGCAGTTTTATGCAAAATGTACGAACTTGCATTCATATGCCAAAAATGATCGTTTTTAGTAAAAAAATCATTTCTTTTTATTCTGCAAAAATAATCATTATATCGCTCAAGAACCTCTGTGTAGCGTGGTTTATTCCATGGCTGGCAACCACCAAGATAAATTATCGAATAGTCGCTTGGTATTTGTTTGCTAAATACTTGATTCCAGAAATTCACAAAACCATCTTTAAATACTGCATCATCTTCTAATATCAAATAGTTCGTAGCGTTCTTGTCTTGCACCAATTTTTCCCACAGTCTATAATGACTTAATGCACAACAGATTTCTGCTTTACTTCTAGATTCCCAAGTTTTTGGAAATAATTTTTTAACTTCATTGTTTAGTTCTATTTTCTTTGCATCGATTGCACTGACTCTTTGAGTTGAAAATTCTGTATTTTTATACATATGAAATAATCTATCTAAACGCCGATCAAGATTAATGAAATAACTTTTTGAAATTTTCTCCAACTCTCGGTTCATATACATTTCTTTTTTAGTTCCAACAAAGTCACTTAAAGAACCGTCGGCCCTTTGCATTAAAAACATAAAATTATTTATCTTACCATGTGAGACATTATCTTTTTTTAATTTACTTAACAAATATTTTTCTGCGTGATAATATTCTGGTTTATTTTTTATGTCAGAATATCTTGTGCAATATGAATTTAATGCTTTTTTATTTTTAATAATAGCAAATCTATCATTTATTCCACCAAACCAACCATAATCAATTTGCGGACAAACATTATAATACGGAGTAAATAAATCTTCATTAGATTTTAAACATTCTAAAGATAATGGATGAGTAAAAAATAAATCGCCTCTAGAAAGTATAAAATAATCATAATCATCAATTCTATCTGCAAATGAATTAATAAAATACTCTAAAGAATAAATTTGTTTTAATGATTTTCTTATAGAATCTAAAGCATCTCCATCCCCCCATGCTTCTCCAAATTTAATTACTTCTTTTGCCAGATCACATATATTTTCTTCTTTATTCCTTAAATCTTGATCGTAAAAAATCTCCTTAAATTTAAAATACTTTTGAATACTTTTATGATTTATGGGTGTCGGCTCAAGCTCCGCGTCAGCTTGTCTGGAATTAAAATAAAAAGAAGACTTACTAGTAACCAAAAAATAATCTACTTCATTACCCTCGATTTGCTTTTTTACATTCTCTTCGAAAGAAAAGTATTGTTTTTCGTCAAAATTTTTAACTTGTCCAAAAAAAACAAAAGCTACCTTACTCATTTTTCAAAAGATTTAAATAGCCCTCAATATTACTTTTTCTGTTCGGGTCAAAATCTTTTAATTTTTCTTGAGCATCTTTTTTATATTGTTCAATAATTAAATGGTGGTTTTGTATTGCGCTTTTCAATTGATTTGCTCCCATTTTAATATCAAATTCCGGATAGTAATATCCTACATCGCTTAAAGTTTCAGAATTATGAATTAAAGGGATACCTAAATATAATGCTTCTAGATGAGAGTAGTTCAATTCATTATAAAATTGATGACTAATAATTGTGCTGCCAAATTTAGCAAGCGCATCTAATGACCCCCACCTATTATTGAAAAAACATTTTTTAGTTTCGTGAACGACAGAAAATTTATGCATTAACTTTTCAAAAAATTTATTCTTCCTAATACCCTCGCAACCGAAAGCATTTACTTGCCCTAATTCATTTGGAAATTTTTTATTAAATCTTTCGCAAATAGTTAACGGTATGATGCAGTTTTTAATATATGATCTATTAGGCTCGAATATACAAACATTATTGGCTTTTTCTTTTTTAAAAAAAGGACTCAAAGATTTTTTGCTTAGTTCTTTTATTTTTTCATCAACAAAATAACTATCCCATATATATGGTGCAGTAAATACATTTTTAGTAGAGTAATATGTCTTAATATATTCTTTTGCAAAATCATGATGAGGAGAAGTCCAAACTTGATCTAATATCAACGGGCGCTCCAAAGGTTCTTTTTTTGATGTATTACTACATATTGCATAATTTATATCATCCATTAATTTATTTCCAAAATGAACAAGAATAACCTTTAAGTTTTTATTTCTCTTCTTTAGTTTTTTATACATCTCAGGTAAAAGATCAAATCCTGCGATTATGATTACATCAAACTTTTCTTTAGGATCGTCGATAATTTCATGCAACAACATACCTTTATGTTTTTTTTCTAATTTATGTTGAGGATCTTTGAAAGTGATATAGTAACAATCATGTCCAGCTTTATTAAATAAATTGTATAAAAATACAATATTTTGCTGCATTCCATTCGCCCAGAACGCAACAGACATATCTAATGTTATTCCTATTTTCATGTTAACAATTTTTTATATTTTTCAATGACTAAATTATTTTTAGGGGAATATCTTTCGATAACCGACCTAGATCTTTCTTCATATATATCAATATTGTCATCGTGACAAGTTAAAGCTTTATGCAAAGCTTTAGCTCCTAAAATTGTATCATACTCAGGATAAAAGTAGCCAGCGTCTTTAATGTATTCAGAATTATGAACTAGTGGTATATTAAAATACAATGCTTCTAAATATGTATAATTCAAACCGTTTAAAAGCTGATGGGATACTACTATATTTGATTCTCTAGCAAAAATTTCAGAAACATTTTTTCTGTGAGAAAATTTTATTTTTTCTTGCTTTGTTATATCTAAGCACCACATTAGTGATTTAAAATATCTCTTGTGCATTAATGATTTCGCGCAATAAACATTAAGTTGATTAAATAAATTTTTATGCTGATTTATTAATTCTTCAACTATAAATATGGAAGGTATACAGTTTTTAGTCATATTTAAATTTGGCTCCAATATTGCTATATTTTTTTCATCATTCGCATCGTAATAACAATTTAGTCCAGCTTTATTCCATATTGAATTATGGCATTTTATAAATTTTGGACTCCATATATAAGGAATTTCAAAAACTTTTTGAGTTTTATAGAAAGTCTTAAAATAAGAAAAAGAAAACTCGTAGTGAGGTGAAACCCAGACCTCATCAACATTATCAGGGTTTACACATATATTCTCCCACTTACACTGCTCTACATCTGCAAGTAATCTATTTCCGTAATGAATGTGTATATTTTTACAATTAGGGTTTTTTTGCTTTATTAAACTTAAGCATTTTTTACTCATAAGCCAACCTGTTTGCAAGCAATAATCCATTTTGGGTAAATCTGCAATTTCTTCTGATTGAAGAATTATCATATCCCTTGGAGGATCAATTGATTCCTCAATGTCATGAGTAACAACTAAAAATGGCTTACAACCTATATCTTTCAATAATTCTGCTAAGAAAATTATGTTTTGCTGTAATCCATTACAATACAAGCCTTTATCTAGGCTGATAGTTAACAAAATATTCATATTATTATATTACACGAATACTAATCTCTATTTATTGAAATATCTAAATAATTCCCACTTTCTATAACTTTATCTGAAAAAGCTACATTAAATCCAGATGCAGTTACATTATAAGTTGAATGCGCGTAAAAAAATTCGGACTGATCATCCACCCTCATGGAAATTATAACCTGAGGGGCGTGCGAATATGAAAAAGAGTCTCCAATTTCGTTATACTTAAAAGACAAAGTGTCTACTCCAGTAGGAATCTGCAAGGAAGTTGAAAAACCTCTTTCTGCATTAATTGCTTGAGTAAAACTCTCGCCAACCCTTCTAATCTTAACCCAGTCAGTTAAATTATTGTCCCCAGTTTTTTCGTATAAAAAATTTGTATCAGAGTCGATATACTCTGTACCTATCACACCTGCAGCTTTATTGCTTAACGCAGGCGGCCCTGAGTCAGAAATTAATGGCTTCCTTATACCAAGGTTAGCATTAACGAAACTTTCGAATGCTCCCATTTCTTACTTCCTCCTATCGCTATGATACAACAAAGCTGAAGAATACAAATCCAAATCATATTCTAAAGATAATTGTTGAATTCTATTTATGATATCTAAACTCTCTATATTCTCAGAATTTTCCACGCAAGCTTCAAGTTTATCTGTCCACAATGATTTTTCTGAAGAAGTAATTATAGATTCGCAGAGATCATTAATTAAAGATTCTTCGGAAGCTTTCAACTTCTTTTTCTTTAATTTCTTTCTCATTATCTTAAAACCCTCTTGCCTTAAGGTTTCTGTGGCATATATAATTTCTTGAATATCTTTTCTAGAATATAACTGTTCGGCAGTAACTTTATTTTCTTGCTTAATTTCGGAAGTTCCAACAGGTCTACCAACCTCTTTTTTTGCGGCTTGATCTTGACTTTCGTCTGATAAAACCGGTGCTCCACCAACAATAGGATTATAGAGTCCATTTTTTCTCTGCTCTATATATCTTTCTTGAGCTGGTTGCATTTCCTCGGGCCTTGGGTAAGCCCCTTTTTCTAAAACGTTAACCCCTTGCTCTGGAGTTATAATTCCCAATTCCATAAGTCTTGTGGCAACTCTTTGTAATTGAACCTCATCTTTTATATCTACCTGCTCAAATTTTACCGTTGGATATTTTCTAAATCCAAGGTTTTGACATATCATTTTTACTTGAGGCTGTAAAAAGTCGTAAATAAAAGCGTTCCTAGATTCTTTTAATCTTTCAAGAAATATCTTCGCTTTAACCTGCGCATTGCTATACCTATCATCACCGACAACTACATTTTGCAGACCTTCTTTTATATCATTATTAATTACTTCATATTTACTTGGGCCAACAACTTTGCTTATGTCTGGGATCACAAATTGAGCTTTTGTTGTATAATCACTAACTAAAACTCTCCCAACACTTTCGTTTTTGAATAAGTTTTGCATAGCTTCCATATTCCTAGGGTTAATCCCCCCCTTATCTGGCTCTGCTCCCATAGTGATTAAAAGAATTACATTTTCAATAGTTCTGCAAATAGCTTGATCAATTTGCTTTAATTCTAGTTTAAAATTAATATCATCAAGCACAGGGTAACCAAATGGAATAGCGAAAGGTTCATAATCTTGCTTTTTGTAAAATGAATAAATTAACTTTGATGGATCTAATATAGTCTTCAATCCATCGGAATTGTAAGAATTTTTTTGTATTTTATCTTTTATGTCTTGATCTAAAGATTCATATACTTGTTGATCATATTCTGTTTTTGGATTTTTTAGTCTTTCAATATCAAACTCAGATAATATCTTTTCATATCTACCTTCCTCAAATGAAGATGATTTGCTTGCGACAATGTCATAAGGATTTAATAGTATGTATTTTACAGGTAAATTGCCAGGCTTTAACGCTAAAGAAGATCCATATATTTTAGTTAATTTATCAAAGTCAGATTTGGAAAATTTTCCATCCACACGATACATAAATATATTTCCACTTCTATAATATTCCCTAAAATACTGATCTTTTAAATTCCACAAATTAATTCTTTCAAACCATTTATAAACAAAGTCTCTTGAATTTTGAGTTCCTCCCTCAAGATATAAACTTGAATTAGCAAACTCAGACATAACATCTATAGCGTTCCTAAAAACTGAAATATTTGCATAAGCTTTTTGACATAACTCTATAGTATCCCTTATACTAACTCCGCTTTTATCATAAGTGTATGGAAGTGGGCTGGCTGCGATATTAGTAAACCTATTTTTTTTATCTGACTTATGAGCAAAATTCTTTCTTGAAGCAAAATCATCAGACCCGCCTTTAGTTCTTTGATAACTAGAAGCTTGAGATTCCATATAATAAGGTTCTCCTGATGAAAAAGGCGCTGCAGAAAAAGTTTGATTAAAGTCCTCTAAATTGTTGTTTTTAACTTTATCAAATTTATTCCAATAATCAGAGCGTTTAATGTATTTTCTTTTACTCATTCATTATGGTACACAAAAGTTAAAGCAAAGTCTATTAAAAGTTAAAAGTTAACTTTCGCTTTCTAATAAAAAAATAAAAATGTGTATATACTTCCAATGCATGAAGAAAATAAAATTAGATGTATAGTATCAACTAAAGACGGAGAAATGGTGGGTACAATCTTAAAACAATACGAAGAAATTGGCGGGCCCGATGACGGAGCAGTTTTTGCAGTGATTCAATTAGATAATGGACAAGTCATTAATGTGAAAATGTCCAAAATGATGAAATAATAGTGTAATACCTTGGCTCATGGCAAATTATATAAATAATCCTAACTTTAGATACTCCAACGATAATAGAGAATTAGATTTCGGCGATTACGATTACCCATCTCAACAATCCGTAGACCCGTCAGCTCAAAAAGGTGAAAGGCATTTTTACTCAAACGATAATGGAGGATATTATCCTAACTCAAACAGAATAGATATTTCTTTTGTTGATCCTACCCCACAAAAACAAACACCAACTTTATAAATTATGATTTTTGCGATAACAACTTTAATTTCAGCTTTAAGCATATCTTTAATCGCAGCCTATTTTAGTATTATAGGTCTAGCAACAATTTTCCCAGGTTCAATGTATGCAGTAATAGCTATGGGATCTGTTCTTGAGATAGGTAAAATTATAGCGTCTATTTGGTTGCATAAAAATTGGAGTGTTGCACCAAGAATGATAAAAGTATACCTATTTTCTGCTATAGTAGTTTTGATGGGTATAACTAGCATGGGTATATTCGGCTTCTTGAGTAAGTCTCATATAGAACATGAACAAAATACAGAAAAATCTATTGCTTTATCAAATCAAGTTGAAGCAAAAATCGAAAGAGAAAAAGAATATATATCAAGGCAAAAAGAACTTATAAAGCAAAACGAAGAAAAAAATAAAAATTTAAGCGATAAAAGTTCTGAGAATATAGAATTAGAACAAAAGAAAATATCTCAACTTTCAGAACAGCTACAAAAAGACATTTCGCTAGATCAAGACATGTTAACTTCTATAGAGGTTCGATTAAAAGAAATGAATCAGGAACTCTCTCAAATACAAAATAAATCTGGAGGTTTATTTTCAAGTAAGAAAAAAGATATTGAAAACAAAACCCAAGAGCAAAAGTCCGAAAGAGGAGAATTGTCTATTAAGAAAAAAGAGATAGAATCTCGCATATCAAAACATAGAGATGAAACCTCCGCACTTATATCAAATATTCGCAAAAGAATTCAAGATTATCAAGAAATTGGTTTTGAGAAACCTGAAAATATAGAACAGAAAATAGAAGAACTAAACATTAAAATTAGCGACTCTTTGGATAAAATAGATCAACTAGAGAAAGAAAAGTTCGATTTAGATGACGGATCTAGACAATTAGAAGCCGAAGTTGGACCAGTAAAATATGTAGCAGAACTAATAGCGGATCTCACAGGCATGGAATTTGATATGGGCAAAGCTGTAAGAATAGTAATAATTATATTAATTTTTGTATTTGACCCATTAGCTATATTACTTGTTCTTGCTGCGCATATTAGTTTATCGAAAACCTTTTCAAGTTTCTCTATTAATGAAGACGATATATTCGAAAAAAGATCTAAGCTTGAATTAAAGAAGAAACTACTCGACGATCAAGAACAAGACTTAGGAGAAAGGCAAAAAGACCTGGATCAGGAAGATAAGATATTAAAACTAAAGGAAGATCAAGTAGAAAAATATAAAGCAGAAATCTCTAAAAATAAAGAAAAAATTCGTCGATTAAAAATTGAGTCCGAAAAACAAATGCTTCAAAAAGAAGACACCTCTGAGATAATACTTGAAATACAATCTCTCGAAAAGCAAAAACAATCCGCAAAAAAAGAAATTGAAGAAATAAAAATAGAAAAAAACGAAATCCTAAACAAAGCAGATGAAGCAATACAAAGCGCTAAAGAAATTAAAGTTGTACTCGGCGATCATAAAAAACAAAAAGATCAAATCAACGAATTAAAATCTGAAGTTTGTATGAACATAGAAAAATTCTCAGAATTTAAAAATCACATTAACTTGCTTGAATTGGAGAATATGGAACTTAAAAATAGAAAACTTCCTGACCCAAATCAAGATTTAATAAAAAAGATAGAGAGTCTAACTAGCCAAAAAAATACATTATTAGAAAAAAACTTAAAAGCGAAAAATCAAAAATTATTTAAAGTAAAGATTCGATCTTTAAATGAAAAAAACTTTGAGTTAACAATACCATCTGATCTTAGCGGAACTCACTGTTATTATAAAGAAGCAGACTTCACAGATGAACAGTTGGAAGACTATTTAAATATAAGTAAAGATCTTGATGCAGAATGCCCTGAAAGAGATGCTGTAGCTCTTGATAAATTATATCATTATAAAATCAATTTAATAGTAGACCCTAAAATTAGCAATAGAGAATACAAAAAACTTAGAGCTAATTATAAATTTAACCCTTGACTTTTTCCTTTTAATTTGATACCCTCTAAGGGTGAAAAAATTAAACAAGAGGGAATGTATAAAAAGGATGGTGATCGAGCCTACAACTCAAAAACGCATGTTTTGGGCTAGGGAAATGAAAATGCTTAACGAACTCATAGGTAAATTTCCAAATTTAGATTTCTGGAGAAGAGCTTCGTTTCAAAAAGTCCCCTCTCTGTCTCACTTTAAATCAAGATATGGATTAGAAAAAATATCTAAAATGTACAGAGAGTTTAATTACATCATACCTCCAAAAAAAGATATAATACTTGGAGAAAAAACTGGAAAAGATAAAATATTATCGAAAAAACCAAAAACAATTAGACAATTTATAGATGAGTAAAACAAAAGAAATAAATACTACCGATCAAATAGCCAAATTTCTTGGCGACAAAGACAATAAGAAATACCACTACAACTTCCATAATAGCGAAGATTACAAGATTTCCAGTGGTAGTCTAAATTTAGATATAGCGCTAGGTGGAGGCTTGCCAAGCGGAGCACATAGATTTACCGGCATTAATGAAGGGGGCAAAACTAGCTGCGCTATGGCTTTTGCAAGAAATTTTCAAAAGCATTTCAAGAAAAATGGAATGATAATCTACATTAAAAGTGAAGGAAGGTTTAGTTCAGAAATGATTGAGAGGTCAGGTATAGATACTGATCCAGAAAAATTTTTTGTTTTCGATTGCAATATTTTCGAAAAAGTCTTTGAGCTGATAAGAGAATTAGTTTTCAATAATGAAGATGATAAAAAATATATGTTCATTATAGATAGTGTAGATGCTCTTTGTAGGGTTGGAGATATAGATAAACCGTTTGCGGAGTCTGAGCAAGTTGCAGGTGGAGCTTTAATAACTTCTGTATTTTTAAAGAAAATGGTATTACCAATTACCAAAATGGGACACACAATGATATTAACTAGCCAAGTAAGGGTGGAGGTAGCAACAAATCCATACGCCTCAAGAGGAGGGCCAAAAGTCAAGCAGGCGGGTGGAAACGCTATCAAGCATTATGCTAACTTTATCTTAGAGTTCCAGGAAAGGTACAATTCAGATCTTATCTTTAAAAACCCAACTGCATCAAAACTGGAAGACAAGGGTGAACCAATCGGCCATTATTGTAAAATAAAATTCAGAAAAAGCGTAAATGAAAAAACAGGCTCTACTGCAAGATACCCAATTAAATACGGACAAAAAAATGGCAAGTCAGTATGGAGAGCGAGGGAAATACTTGACATGTTATATCTGTTCAACCTAATAGAAAAAAAAGGTGCTTGGATATCAGTCTCAGAAGACTTGGTCTCCGAGCTGAGTAATAAAAAAATAGAAATTAGTGAAAAGTTTCAAGGCGAGCAAAGGCTAATAGATTTTTTAGAAGAAAACGAAGATGCCTCAAAATTTTTATACGAAGATTTTAAAAAGTTAGTTAATGCGATTTAATACTTTAACAGGCGCAACAAGAACTGTTAAAAAAGCCAAAAACTATCTAATAGACTGGGACTCTCCAAGCAGGAGTAAAATACAGTTTCAAACAAAACAATTTTTAAAAAAATATTGGGCAAAACATATAGTATTTGAAGAATTTCCTGTTGCAGGAACAAAGCTATCTTTAGATTTTTATAACGCAAATAAAAAAATAGCCGTAGAGGTTCAAGGTAAACAGCATACCAAGTACGTACCCTTTTTTCATGGTAAAAATAAAATTAACTATTTAAATCAATTAAAAAGAGATCAGGATAAATTAAAATTTTGCGAAGCAAATGACATTCAATTGGTTGAGGTCTATCAAGATGACAAAATAAATGAAAAACTTTTTCAAAGTTTTGGTGTTAATCTATAATTCGTGTATTATATAATATGAGCGATGACTTTATAGATCCGGAAAATCTTTCTGAATTTAATTTGCCTGAAAGTATACTTAGACAATTATTTGAATTTACAGGATCTTCTATGGGTGACAGCGGCTTCATATTATCTTATGTTAATCAAGATGGACTTCCAGCTGTCCTAACAAAGGCCTCGTCTCCTATTGTTGAGATGGGCTTAAGAAAAGCTTTAGAGCAATACCTTGAGCAATTATCCTCCCAAGAAATAGAGTTAAATTTTCCACCCGATTCTAACGACGAAGAAAACTCTTGACATTTCTGCATCTTTATATTAAGATGTAGGCATGATATATTCTTACGAATTAGAACAACATTTAATCGCGGGCTTAATAAAATATCCAGAATCTTATCCGCTTATCGCAGCGTTTATAGATAAAGATGATTTTTTTGATAAGAACACAATTGTAAATAAGACTATTTTCTGCGTACTTCGACAAGCATTAGAGTCAGGAGACTCTCTAGATGAAGTGCTAATAGCTCAAAGAGTCCAATCTCTTAATATATCTTTTGAAGATAATATAAACATTGCAGACTATATTAAAGCGCTTTCTATGAGACAAATTTCTAAAGATGGAGTTGTGAAAGCAGCGAAAGAGTTAAAAAAAATAACTGTACGAAGAGAAATACACGACGCATCTATTGATGTTGCTAAAAATATGAAATCGATGCCTTCAAGCTCGACATTTGATGATATAGTTGGCGAAGCAGATAAAATTTATAACGACAAAATAAATTTATATGAGATTGGTTCAAATAAGCCTGAAAATTTATTTGAGGACATGGAAGACTTTATAGAAGAAAGGGGAAATAATCCTATTGATGAATTTGGATTGATGGGTCCACATGCAAGAACTAATGAACTTTACGGCTCCCTACTGAGGCCTGGAAATATAACCGTTGTAGTTGCTAGAGCTGGAGTTGGTAAAACTCAGTTTTGCATGGACTTTTGCACTAAAGTTTCTGAGATAAATAATAATGTACCTATATTGCATTTTGATAACGGAGAAATGAGTAAAGAAGAATTAATAATAAGACAGTGCTCAGCAATATCAGGAGTTCCAATGCATTTACTTGAGACTGGGAGGTGGAGACAAGCAGGAAAAGAAGTTATAGATAAAGTAAGAAGTACATGGTCTAAGATAAAAAAATTTAAATTTTACTACTACAACGTTGCAGGTCACTCCGCAGACAGTATGTTAAATATAATTAGAAGGTTTTATTTTTCTGAAGTTGGAAGGGGAAAACCTATGATTTTTAGCTTTGACTATATTAAGACGAGTTACGAGCGTCAAAATGGAGTTTCCTCCTGGGAGAGTGTTGGTAGAATGGTTGATAAATTTAAACAATTAATTCAAAAAGAGTTGTGCTTTAATAATAAGCCTGCAGTTGCAATGCTGACAAGCGTACAAAGTAATAGGCTTGGAATTACAAATAACAGAAACTCCGAAAATGTTGTCGATGATGAGAGTATTGTTTCTCTGTCAGATCAAATTACTCAGTTTTGTTCTCACTTATTTCTTCTTCGGCAGAAAACAATGGATGAAATTCAATCGGAGCCCGAGAATTTTGGAACGCATAAATTAATATGCTTAAAATATCGGTGGCTTGGAGAAAATGTTCATAGAGCATTACAACCTGTGGAAATGCCAGATGGAAGCAAAAAGAAAAATTATCTAAATTTACATATAGAAAATTTTAATATTTCAGAACGCGGAGACTTGCAAGATATGGTTGACCATATAAATTCTGAAGGGGTAGGTGTTCTTCCTGGCTTGGGAGAAGAGATTCCAGATCTATAATATGTCTCCAGAAAAAATTAAAGAATCTTTAATAAGATTAGGTTATAAACTTTCAGATAGAGGTGCATACTGGCAAACTAATGCTTTATTCAGAAATGGTGATAACAAAACTGCAATACAAATATATAAAAACACAGGAGTATGGAAAGATCATGTGCAAAATAGCTCTTTTGCTCCATTTAAAAGATTAGTTCAAGTAACATTAGGAACTAATGACGAAAAACAATTAAAGCAATTCATAGAAGAAGATAATCTCGGAGCAAATTATAATAAAATATCAATTCAGGAGAAAATAGAAATGGAAGAAATTTACCCAGAAGAATGTCTCGATAGACTTTTACCTCATTATAAATTTTATAATGAAAAAGGTATTTCCGATGAAACTTTAACGCCTTTAAAGGGAGGTTATGCAACAACTGGAAAATTGAACGGAAGATTTGTTTTTCCTATATATAATGAACATAAACAGATTCACGGCTTCTCTGGAAGAGATATGACCAATTCTTCTTCTCGCCCAAAATGGAAACATGTTGGTAGGAAGAAGGGATGGATATATCCACTGTATGTTTCACCCAAAGTTAAAGAATCTATTTTAAACACCAAGCAAATAATTTTCGTAGAAAGCATAGGAGATTTATTAAATTTAAATGAAAATGGATTTAATAATGTTCTTGTTACTTTTGGCTTAGATATCTCAACAAAATTAATTTGCTCAACATTATCTTTAGACGTAAACGAAATAGTAATATCATTAAATAATGATTCCCAATCCACTCGAAATAGAGGTCTAGAAGCAAGTATAAAAAATTATTTAAAGTTATTAAATTATTATAATCCAGAAAAAATAAAAATATGCCTACCTACGGCAAAAGACTTTGGGGATATGTCTCAAGATAACTTTAACTCTTGGCGAAAAAAGCTACAATCTATTACGGGAGAAGATCAACAAAAATTCATTATAGAAAAAATAAACGAAATATACAAAACTTTACCAAAAAATTTATTAAAAAACAAAAAAATAATATCCAATGAGTGAATTAACAAAACTTTCGGCGAGCAGAATTAAAACCGCACAACAATGTTCTTGGACTTATTGGTGCAATTACAAATTAAAATTACCCCAATCAGGTAACGATGGATCAAGCAGGGGGACGATCTGTCATAATGTGTTTGAACTTCTGGGAGATCATCACAAATCAGAATTTAATAAAATCATCAAAGAAGGAACAATTTGGAATACTAAAGTGATTGCTGCTCAAGTTAAAAAAGAAGCGGAAGATTTGAGCGTCTCAGATAAAGAGAATTTAGATCTTATAGATGAAATGATAGTCAATGGCCTTAGGTGTGATTTTTTTGGAGACAACGAAGAAAAACCTGTTCTTGCAGAGTCTGAAAAATTCTTCGATCTTGAAATCAACAAAGAAGATAAAGGTATTAGATATGCAATAAGAGGGTATATAGATAAGTTGTTTGTATATAAAGATAACTCTGTTATCATTCGGGACTTTAAAAGCAGCAAGTCAGTATTTAAAGGAAAAGAAGTGACAGATAATTTACAAAATTTAATTTACTCTTTAGCTGTAAAACATCTAATGCCAGAAACTAAACCTCAAAGTGAATTTTTATTTTTAAGATTTGATTTAGATAAAGACCTGTTAGGTAATTGCGGAAAAGGTTATCTCAAAATGGATAAAATCACAGAAGAAGAACTAGAAGGGTTCGAGTATCAATTAACTCAATTTCAAAACTATCTGGATAACTTTGACGAAGATGCAGCAACAAGCAATTTCGCTGCACGACAAGATTACCCTAGAGACGGAACCTTTGGAGGTCCACTAGCTTGCGGTAAGGATGGATTTAAAATGTCTAAAGGGGAGCCCATTCTCGACAAGAACGGAGACCCTATAAAAGCTTTTATATGCCCATACAGAAAACCTATGGAATATTATGCATTAAAAGATTCTGATGGAAAAATTAAAAAAACTTCTTTCATAGAAAATAAACATGAATTAGAAATTGAAGACGGAGACGAAATTGTTAAAATGAAATATGACGGATGCCCACACTGGCAAAAAAAACAAATAATAGATGATTTCCTTCAGTAATATTTCCCTTAATGAAAATAAGTTTTATCATAATAACAAACGCGTCTAAGCCAAAAAAATTAATTAATGAAATAGAAAGTATATATGATCAAAAAATAAAAGAGTTTGAAATAATAATTTCTGGAGATAAAAAAAATTTAAATCTACCAAAAGAAAATGTAAAATTTATTTCAGCAAAAAAAGAGGCTAAAGTTGGAGCTCTTGGAGCTATGAGAAACAAAGCTTGTAGGATTGCTCAATATGACAATTTAGTTATATCAGATGATGATATGTTATTTTGTAAAGATTGGTATAAAAATATATCCTCTCAAAAATCAGATTTTGATATACTTACCCCTGAAGTTAAACTTCCCGATGGAACTAGATTCTGGGATCATTGTTGCTATCAAAGCCCAGTTAATGGACATTCAATATTAGAAGAAAATGAAACAGATGAATATCTATATATGTCTGGCGGACAAAGTTGGGTAATGAAAAAACATGTGTGGAATAAAGTTAAATGGGATGAATCTATTGAAATATACAAAATGAAAAATATCAAAGATTACAAACAAGGAAAGCATAACGAAGATACAGATTTTGCTTTGCGCTGTCGGAATGCTGGATTTAAAATTACCCACAATCGCAATATTCAAGTAGTCCACAATGACGCTTCTTATACTTCGGTCGGGCGCTTAGTAAGAAGAAGAATTCATAAAAGCCAAAACTGGTGCAAAGAATTAAACTTTCCGCATAAAATAAACCTAGAAATAGCCAAACTTCTTTTATCTTATGGGGTAGAAGCGGAAGCTGTAGACTTATTAAGAAAATGCTCCTTAGAAGGCGACATGTCTGCAGACTTAGCCTTAGAAGATTTAGAAAATTCTAGAGGCGGTAGACTAAAAAACACAAACTTCCAATTTCATGAAAAATAAAGTAGGATTATTAATTATAGCAACTAATAAATATATTGATTTCGCGGTCAATTTAATTCGTAGTGCAGATAAACATTTTTTAATTAATCAAAATGTAGAATATTTTCTTTTCACAGATCATTCTGATTTAAAAATTGATTCTCAAAGAAAGATCAATATTATAAAAATAAATCATTCGCCTTGGCCTTGGATGACTCTGGGTAGATATAAAATATTCAATGATCACAAAGCTTTATTGCAGTATCAAGATTATCTTTTTTATTGCGATGCAGATATGAGATTTTCAGATTCTGTGGGAAATGAAATACTAAGCGACAGGGTCGCAACTCAGCATCCAGGATATTATGGTACTCGAGGCACACCAGAAACAAATCCAAAATCTTTAGCTTGTGTATTTCCTTTTGAGTACATGCAATACTTCGCTGGTGGATTCAATGGAGGTTCAAGTTCAGAATACTTAAAAATGGCAGAAAGACTATCAGGAAATATTCAACACGATTACAACAATGGGATTATTGCAGTTTGGCATGATGAAAGTCATATTAATAGATACTTTATAGATAATCCCCCAACACAAATCCTCGACCCGGGATATTGTTATGGAGAAAGCCTTAAACCTCCGTTCGCTCCTAGATTAATAGCGTTAGATAAGAATCATAAAGAGTTAAGATCCTAATGAATGGTATTTCTATTCTTTTAGCTTCGTACAACGGAGAAAAATACATAAAACAAAGTATTGATTCCATAATAAACCAAACATTTAAAAAATGGGAATTACTTATTGGATTCAATGGAACTACAGACAAAACAAAAGATATTGTCAATCAATATAAAGACGAAAGAATAAAAATTTTTGATTACGAAGATGACAAAGGTAAAGCCAAAACCTTAAATAAATTAATTCAAGAAGCTCAATTTGATTACTGCTCAATTCAAGATGATGATGATCTTTGGTGGCCACCTAAACTACACGAACAGTCTAAACTCCTAGAAGAATATCAAGTTATAGGTACTTACATATATTATATAAATTCAAAAAATCAAATTGTCGGAGCTCCATATCTCTGCAGAAATCATCAAGCTATTAAAAATAGATGCCAAAGAGGTATTAATCAAATTGCTAATTCAAGCGCAGTTTTTTCTAAATCTAAAGTATTATCTGTTGGAGGGTGGAATGAAGATTTGGATAACTTAGCGGATAAAGGTGTTCAACCTAAAGAAGATTTTGATTTGTGGTTAAGGCTATTAAAAAATGGATCTAAATTTTGTAACATTCCAGAATACTTAACCTTACATAGAATACATAAAAAAAGCAACTTTAATTCAATTCCTAAAAAATGATTTTATCTGAAACATGCTTAAAACATTGGATTAAATTTCCCTATGATACTTCTGACGCTATTGCAAAAATAGGTGTTCACTACATTTTTTCTGTTAAAAATTCTATTCATTATAAAACTTTAGAATCTCAAAATTACGAAAATTACGAACATTTAATTTCATCAACAAACCAAAGAGAACATTCTATAAAAAACTTTAATAAATTATTAAATAATTTCGACCTCAAAAAAGTTGGAAAAATAAAACTAGAATATAATAAATCAATAAATAAATTTTTAGTTAATGATGGATGCCACAGACTTGCGATTATTATGTATAAGAAAATATTTAAAACTGAAATACCCAACGAATATATAATTTATGAATAGTCAGGAAAAAATAAAAAAATTACTCAATCAAACAGTTGGTAAAATTCACTATAACGGTTGGAATAATAGGACTGAATATGGTTATCATTCATACAAAATAGGTGAGGTAGATATACGAGGACAGAGAAATCCTGCTAAAAGGATAGATGCATATAAAAAATATATAAGTTTCGACAATAAAATCGTAGTCGACTTTGGTTGTAACGTCGGAGCTATGTTGCATCATATGCCAGAAGTAGATTGCGGTTTAGGTTTCGACTATGACCATCAATGTATTTCTGCAGCGAATGAGATATCTAAGATATTAAATTTAAAAAATTTAAATTTCATGAAGCATGATTTTGATAAAGATTGTTATGAATCCTTAAATAATTCCTTGCCAAAATTTATAGACATTGCGCTCATTCTTTCTTTAGGTTCTTGGATTCAATCATGGAAGGATTTATATTCTTTATGCTTGAAAAAATCAAAACTTGTTATTTTAGAAGTAAATAATAAAGAAGAAGGCGCTCCCCAGCTTGATTTTTTCAGATCAAAAGGTAAACAAATTGAAGAAATAAAAAATGCATCTTTAGATGATTTAACTGGAAACTTCAGAAGAAAAACTTATATAATCAGCTGATGATAATAGTTAACATACAAGGGGGCTTATGCAATCAACTTTTTCAATGGGCTTGCGGTTTTAATCTATCTAAAACTCAAGAAGTGTTTTTCGATCTATCTTTCTTCGCTAATCAGTTTACCAATACAATAGTAACTCAAAGAGAATATTTGCTTGATAAAATTCTAAATACAAATATACCTTTATTAAACAATCAGGTTTATCAAAAGTTCAAGGAAAAACCTATAGAAATTATTTCTGACAATTTTCATTACAAAGATTTTGATTTTGAAGCTGATAAAAATTACATATTAAATGGCTATTGGCAATCAGAAAAATATTTTAGTAACTCTAAAAATGACATAAAAAATAATTTTGACTGGCCAAGAATAAAACATCTTAACTTTGAAGATTCGTGCTCTATTCATGTTCGAAGAGGAGACTATATAACAACCCAACATGTTCACCCCTTACAAACAATAGATTACTATAAAAAAGCGATTGAAATATTAAAGCCAAAAGGTAATATCTTTATATTTTCAGACGACATTAATTGGTGTAAATCTAATTTGAATTTCGAAAATAGTATTTTTATGGAAAACCACACTAACATTCAAGACTTAAAATATATGAGTTTATGTAAAGATAATATCATTGCAAATAGCAGTTTTAGTTGGTGGGCTGCATTCTTGAATGAAAATAAAAATAAAAAAATAATTTGCCCAAAAAATTGGTTTTCTGATAATACAAATGACTCAGATATTAAAAACCCAAATTGGATACAGATATAAAATGAAGATAGGAGTTATTTTTTTTCATCAAAATATATTAAAAATTTACGAACAAAGATGGATAGATAAATGCATTGCATCCATGATGAATCAAACCTATCAACCATTGCATTTTTATGAACTTAATTACGGAGACTGCTCTACTCAATTTGTAAGTCAAGCAAAATTTTTTAACGAAAAAATGAAAAACCATTCTGTTGGAATGAATTTCATAATTACAAAAGCTTTTGAAGATGGATGTGATTATGTTTTTAACACAAATATGGATGATTTTTATGAATTCATAAGAGTTGAGTGTCAATTAGAATATTTAGAACAAGGTTATGATATAGTCTCTTCTGATTTTTTTGAAGTGGATGTTGATGATAAAATTAAAGCTTATAGACATATGGGTGCCAATGGAAGTGTTAGAGCTAATTTAAAAGTTAATCATAATGTAGTGCCACATCCAGCTGTTGCTTATAATAAAGAGTTTTGGCAAGATAAAAGCAACAGATATGGAGAAGATGACATACCTGAGGAAGATTTAATATTATGGAATAAATCAATTCATAATGGATATAAATTTAAAGTAATCGGAGAGCCTTTATTTTTCTACCGAAGACATGCAAATCAAATATGTAAATAATATAAAATGAAAAAAATAATAGTAACAGGAGTAACGGGACAAGATGGCAGCCATATGGTTGACTATCTGTTAAAAAATACCGAACACAATATATATGGAGCGGTCCGCAGGTTAAGTGTGAAAAATCACGAAAACATTCTACACTTAGAAAATGAACCTCGATTCAAATTGATTAATATGGATCTTAATGATGCGCACAGTATTAGAGATGTTATAATTGATATTCAACCTGATTATTTTATTAATTTTGCAGCGCAGTCTTTCGTTGCAGGTAGTTGGGATTATCCAATTCAAACATGGGATACTGATGCGGATGCAGTGCTTCATATACTAGAATCTGTAAGAAGATTTGCTACTAACTGCAGATTCTACAACGCAGGATCTTCAGAGGAATTTGGGGATGTAGTTTGCTCGCCTCAAAACGAAGAGCATCCTTTAAGACCTCAAAGTCCTTATGGTGCAGCTAAATGCGCAGCAAGACACCTTGTTAGGGTTTACAGAGAATCGTATAATTTATACGCTATACAAGGCTGGCTTTTTAATCATGAAGGCACTCGCCGAGGACTCGATTTTGTAACCAGAAAAATAACGCATAGTGTTGCCAAAATAAAAATAGCCATGGAAGAGGGAAAACAAATCCCTGTTTTAAAACTTGGAAACATAGATGCAAAAAGAGATTGGAGTGATGCAGAAGATTTCATGGAAGGTGTTTGGTTAATGTTAAATCAAGCCGCCCCAAAAAATTATGTTTTAGGAAGTGGAGAAATGCATACTGTTAGAGAATTTTTAAACGAGTCCCTAAAGTGCGCAAATATAAAATTCTCTTCTTTCGGGGAGAGTGGTGAAGAAAAATATTTCAATGAAAACAGAGATTTAATTTTTGAAGTCGATCCAAAATTTTACAGACCCGCGGAAGTTCATGAATTATGCGGAGACTGCAGTTTAGCAGAAAATGAAATGGGATGGACAAGGAAAACTGACTTTTATGGATTAGTTAAAAAAATGTATCAAAACGATTATACTTTATTATATAAATGAAACGCTCAAAAATTTTTGTAGCTGGACATGCTGGTATGGTAGGTTCGGCAGTTGTTAAATATTTAAAATCAACCGGATGCGAAAACATTATCACAAAAACCAGAAAACAACTTGATTTAACAAAGCAAGCAAAAGTAAATAGTTTTTTCGATAGAGAACGTCCTGAGGTTGTTGTTGTATGCGCTGCCAAAGTTGGAGGTATTTTAGCGAATAATACTTATCGTGCAGATTTTATATATGAAAATCTACAAATAGCTACAAATTTAATACATGCATCCCACATATATAATGTTCATAAATTAATTAATCTCGGAAGTTCATGCATCTACCCTAAAGAAGCGGATCTCCCAATTAAAGAAGAATATTTATTAACTAACGTTTTAGAAAAAACAAATGAGCCTTATGCTATAGCAAAAATTGCAGCCATTAAATTATGTGAAAGTTTTTACCACCAATATGGCCATAATTTTTATTCAATTATGCCGTGTAATATGTACGGCCCCGGAGATAATTTCAACTTGGAAACCTCGCACGTTTTACCCGCGTTAATCAGAAAGGTTCATGAAGCTAAACAAAACAAGAAACAGTCAGTAGAAGTTTGGGGTAGCGGAAAACCATTGAGGGAATTTTTGCACGTTGATGATCTTGCAGAAGCAATAGTATATTGTTTAGAGAATGTAAGCGCATCAGATATATATGAAAAACAAATCTCTCATTTAAATTGTGGATCAAATGATGAAGTGTCAATACTTGAGTTAGTATCTTTAATAAAAAAAGTTGTTAGGTATAAAGGCGATGTTATTTTTGACTCTTCTAAGCCTGACGGAACTTTTAGAAAGAAGATGGATAATACTCAAATATCAAGTATAGGATTTAATCCAAAAATACCACTAGAAAAAGGACTAAAAAATACATATAATTGGTATATAGAAAATCAACATAAATTTGTGTAATAACTAAACATGAAAAATCAATCTAAATCACCTAAACGCCCTGGGCCGAAAAGTTCAGCGCAAACACCCGCAAAGAAATCTGAGCAGAAAAAAGGTTCGGACAAAAATAAATCTGGCAGCGCAGGCAAAGACGGAGGTAAAATAACTTTCTCTGATAGGGTTTTGGAATCTTTAAAGTCCAAAGTTAAAGAGCATAACGCCAAGCATAGTAAAAAAGTAACCTTGTCTCAACTTAAGAAAGTATATAGAAGAGGAGCTGGAGCTTTTTCTTCTAGCCATCGCCCAGGAAAAAGTCGTGGGCAGTGGTCTATGGCGAGGGTCAATATGTTTTTAAAAATGGTACGCGGAGGAAAAGTTAAAGATAGCTATCGCAAGGCTGATCAGGATGTAGCAAAAGCTTCTGCTGGAGTTATGATAGATGATGGAATTAGAGATGAACTTAATTTATTTACAGAAGAAGATTTAATTGCTGCAAAGCTAGATATTCACAACTATCAGTTGCAAGAAGACCCTCATTTTACAGAAGAAATGTGGAGCACTATTTTTATTGATGTTGACGAATTGGGTTTTGAAGAATATGTTGATGAAGAGAGCTGGGCTTCTGAAGCTAACAAAGGTAAAAAATTAAACAAACCTTTCAGAACTCCAAAAGGCCCAAAGAAATTTTCTGTATACGTCAAAAACGAAAAAGGAAATGTAGTTAAAGTAAACTTTGGAGATCCTAATATGGAAATAAAACGAGACGACCCTAATCGAAGAAAAAATTTCAGAGCAAGGCATAATTGTGCAAATCCAGGGCCAAAAACAAAAGCCCGATATTGGAGTTGTAAAATGTGGAGTAAAAAAAGTGTCACAAATGTAACTAAAGGTGAGGAAGAAAATTTAGAATCTCAAGAAGGGATTACATCTCCAGTAGGAGAAAAAGGCCCTGAAGGCCCAACTAGTCAAGATGCGGAAGCGGGTCTTTGGGAAAATATTCAAAAGAAGAAAAAAAGAATGGGTAAAAATTATAAACCTGCTAAACCAGGAGATAAAGATTACCCATCTAAGGAAGCCATTAAAAAAGCGCAATCTAAAAAAATGAAAAAAGACTATGCGGCAGAAGAGGAGTTTAAACCTCATATTATGTATGATCCAAAAACAGGAAAAGGTTATAAAGCCAAAACTATGGAAGATCATTTAAAAATGAAGAAAATGGGATATACTCACGAGAAGCCTAAGGTTTAAAAATTTTAACAACTTAAAACCCTAAAACCCCGCTTTATCTTGGCGGGGTTTTTTTTGGCACGATTATAGCAAATATAATATTGTAAATCCAATAATGCAGTCATTATTGGGACAAACTTACACACTATACATAAACTACAATTAAAACAAGGAGACAATATGTCATATTATATTAAAAACAATAATTCTATAGACTCAATATTTAATTCTTTTTTTGAAAATCTATATAAACAAGATAATGTTTTTTCAAGAAAGTCTAATATCATAAATGATGATGATTCTATAATTATAGAAGTAGAAGCCCCAGGCTTATCCAAAAAAGATATCAACATACAAATTAAAGAAGATATTCTTTATGTTGTCCATGAGGGCCAAACGGATTGCGCCCAGAAATATTCTCAGCAGGAAATATTCTTTGAGTCTTTCGAGAATAAATACAAACTGGAAAACAGCATGGATAAAAAAAATATATCAGCAACAATGAATAACGGAATATTAAAAATTAAAATACCAAAAAACAAAAATAAAAACAATACAAGAATAAAAATAACTTGACATTCTCTAATAATAATATATTATAGTGTTCATTAATATTATGAAAACAACAACATTAATCATTACAGCCCTTTGTGGTTTTTTTATTAACGCAGCCCTAGCAGGAAATTATACCCTTCAAACAAAATATTCTTCGGATTATTTTTATCGAGGTTCACTTAAAGCGCAAGAATCTATTCAATTAGGTGTTGGCGCAAGTGGAAAAGTTCTTGATTTAGATTATTCGCTTGGAGCATTCTCTAATCAATCTATTGATAACGGCGCAGATACATACATCCTATCAGCAGGAGTATCTAAGTCTTTTCTTGATAGTTTGGTTTCTGTATATGCAGGGGTAAATCACGTAGAAGATGTAGATGGACAAGCAGTAATGGAAGGAGAGGTTAGTTTTGAATTCAATACAATTCTATCTCCAACTATTTCTGCATTCAGAGATTTAGATTCAGATAACTGGACTACAGAATTATCTTTATCTCATCAGATTGATTTAAAATTGGCTAATCTTGAAATTCAAGGTTTTGCTGGAAACACTGAAAATTCATCTTCTCAAGAAGAAACGTATTACTCTATTGGCGCAGAATTTTCTCGACCCCTAACAGAAAGCTCTACAATTTCTTTAGATGTTTCGAGAGTTGATGCAGATTCAATAAATGAAGAATACGTTCTAGGATTAGGTGTTTCGGTAAATTTTTAATTTATATAAATTTATTTTAGTTATCAGCCGCCTTCGGGCGGCTTTTTATTGCTTGGAAAGTACATTTAGCTTCTCAAGAGTCAATTTTTCCTGTATATATAGGTATGAGCAAAAGAATAAGCACAAAAGAGCTGTCGGTTAATAAAGACAATGTTAGATTAACGGCAGAAAATGGTAACTTGATAATTAATAGTGTTGACGCAGGTGGAGATCTTTCCCCAATTACTTCTACTACTATTAGAGATCAAGAAATCTCAAGTTTAGCTGCAGAATTGAATGCGGAAAAATTTTCTGTTTTAGATGTAGTTAAGCATTCAACCTATGGAATATTGATTGATTCTGTACAGACGGGATCTGGAAGTCATCAACAAACTTTTGAATTAGCTGGTAGGACTTTTTTAAATAAACCCGTAGTCACAGCAACTATGGTTGGAAATCCAAATGATCCAATATATGATATAACAATATCTGAAGTAAAAGAGACTGCAAATGCAGGTCATTACGAAGTAACTTTTGAATTCTCTGATGAGTTACAAGCTGCATTACCAGACGGAACCCCAACTTCATACAAGATAAATGTCTTGGCGGTTGATGATGGAGCTGATTCTGATCTTGATGGAATTCCAGATCATACAGATACAGATGATGATAACGACGGAACTTTAGACACAGAAGACTCTCATCCCACTGATCCTTATGACGGGCAAACTCAAATAGGTATCTTATTAGCTCCAACAGAATCAGGGACTAATATTACTGATTTAAGTTCAAATTCTCGCGATCTAACTTTAATTGGAGATGTATCAGTCGATGGAGCAAAAACATTATTTGGGCAGAATACCATTAATTTTAGCGACGGAGATCGCATAAGATTTGGTCCTGCAGATTGGTTAAATTTTGACCAAAATGGAAGTTTTACAATTGAAACTTGGTTTAACTTAGATACTTATGGCTACGGAGGATATTCTGCAATATTTGGTTCGTCACCAGTAGATAATTGGACATTTGATAGTGTTTATAACTCAGGTTCTGTCCAAAACAATCCAAGGTACAAAAGATTAGGTTTAACAGTTCAAGCGGATCAAATACATGCATATGCTTCAGATTTGACTGGAAATGGTCAAAATGCTTCAGACGTAGGTATAGAAGGGTCTACACAAGTAAATTTAGACACTTGGTATCATATTGCTTTAGTTTATATTAAAGACGAATATAAATTTAAACTTTACCTTGATGGTCAATTCATAGGAGAAGATTCTTGGCAATCTTCAAATAGCTTAGATATAAGCGGTCATTACTTCGATATAGGTGGAACCTCACACTGGACAGAACACCCATCTAACGACACATATTTAGATGAATCTCCAGATGGTAAATCTTCTGAATTATTTGGCGCATTACAAGGGTTTAAGATAAGTGATGAAGCAGTTTACTTAGACAACTTCAGCGTTCCAACTCAGCTTCCAAGTTGATAAATATTTACTTTAAAAGTATCAATTATTTAATTAAAAGCCGCCTTCGGGCGGCTTTTTTATTACTTGGAAAGTACATTTAGCTTCTCAAGAGTCAATTTTTCCTGTATATATAAGTATGAGCAAAAAATTAAGCGCTAAAGAGCTGTCGGTTAATCAAGACAAAGTTAGGTTAACGGCAGAAAATGATAACTTGATAGTTAATGCGGTAGATGATAACGGAAATCTTACCCCTATCACTTCTACAAAAAAAAGAGAACAAGAAATTTCAAGTTTGGCATATAGATCTTCTGGAGTAATTCAGAAAAATGACAGTATGGTTGCGGGTGGAACTTATGGGTTAGTAGTTACAGAATTAGAAACTGGAAGCGATTCAAAACAACAGACTTTTATATTAAAAAATAGAACTTTTTCTTCTACTCCTATTGTGACGGCGACTCTCGAAGGAGCTTCTGAAGATCCAACTTATGATGTTTCTATATCATTAGTAGAAGAAACTGATGAGGCGGGGGTCTATAAAGCAACATTTGAATTTTCTGACAATTTGGCAGAAACAAATCAAAATGGGGTTACCGCAGACTACAAACTTAACATTCTTGCAGTTGTTTCGGGTCAAGATTCAGACATGGACAATATTCCAGATCACATAGATTTAGATGATGATAATGACGGATACTCAGATGCCTCTGAAATTGCATCAGGAACAGACATTGCAGACCCAACATCCACACCTCCAGACAATGATGGAGACGGAATTCCTGACGCTTTAGATCCTGATGATGATAACGATGGCACATTAGATGTGGATGACGCATTTCCATTTGATGGTTCTGAAACTTTAGATACAGATGGGGATGGAATTGGAAACAACGCAGATACAGATGATGATGGTGATGGATTTTCTGATCAAATTGAAATATCTAGGAGTAGTGATCCTCTAGACGATAAAAGTACCCCAGATTATACAGTAGGATCTTTTTATAAAGGAGAACTGACAAATAATACAGAAATAACTGGAGATGACATTCCTATTGTCTTTTTGGATGATTATCTTAATCAGACTCGAATTAGGAAAACGGCTACTATGGATAGAAGGGTTAAAAATCAAAGAGATGCTTATGGAAGATCAATTGGCAATCAGAGAAGATTTACCTATGGCTTGAACGGAAAATTACAATCTGGAACACATTATCAATGGGTTCAATCACCTTACAGAGAAAAATCAACTCTATATAATTACAGTTACTACTTTACTGCGGCGGACACAACAACAAATGGCGATTTATTGTATAGCCCAAGGGGATGGTCTTATCATTTTGAATCCAGTAATAATTTTGGCATAAGCTTGCATAAAGTCACTGAATCCGGAAACGACTTTCCTACAGATAATAATATTCAATGGAGTACTGAGGTTTACGATCCCGATAACTATAGAAGCTTACCTTCAGACGTTTATTTCTCAAAAAGGTATGGGCATTCGGTAAGTAATCCATCTTATCCATATTCTGAGGATTTAAAAAGACGGTATAATGGTAGCAATAGTCCTAGATTTTATCTGGCTACGCAAAATTTCAGGTTGAAACTTGAGGAATCTGAAACTTTTATTTTTTATCAACCTCAAATGCCAGATAAAACAAATTGGGGGTCAGATGCATATGCAAATGCTTGGATGTTTAAAGTTTCAGTGAATCACGGATCTGTGCAATCGATGTTGAATTTCTTGATCAAAGGAAATCAAAATCATATTGACACATCTAATTGGGGCTCTAATAACGAAAAATCTTATTCGGATATATATGATGATAATTCATCTAGCCCGTTTAAAGTTAAAATCGAGGCGTTTGACTCAACCGCACATCCTGCAAAACTAGAAAACTCTTGGCTTTTATCTAATGATGGAACATCTTTAGTTTATTATGCAGGTTACTCTCCAGTTTATCAGATCTTTAGGGATGCATTCGGTAATTCTTTAACTTCTTCAATGTGGGCCAATCGAGTGGGCTCTCATTTTTTACATCTTGCACTAGGAAGTGAGTCGGGAAATCCTAATCTTAGATTCAATATCGCAAACTTAGCAAATGCTGCATTCAATAAGGAGCAATTGGGTAAAGGACTAAAAATCGGTTACGGTGGAGGAACATATTGGGCTATGTATAATATTCCCAGTCAAGATCAATATTATTGGGACAAAGATGGCGGAGATGGCCACGGAACACTTACTTTTCCAGATGCATGGCAATTCAGTTCAACATTAAATAGTATGATAGCTATTTAATCTAAAAAAAAATTCGACAGCTCCAAAAGCCGCCCTCGGGCGGCTTTTGTGTAATATAAAATATGCGAATATTATGCTTTTTAGTATTTTTATTTATCAATTCAATTTGTTTTGGTTATAGCATAAAAGATTTTCTTTGCGGATGTGATTATTGTAAAACCGTCAACCCCTCTGAGCCATTAGACGTTGCAACGCATTATGCAAAGTGCGAATCTTTAAGAAAAAATCAAATAATCAAAAAACTAATACAAGCTAAAAACAAAAAAGATATACTTTCACGAACACAACAAAAACAAAACAAATCAATATCTTTGCACGAACAACTAACGCAAACACAACAAGAAAAGCGCAAATTGGAAAAGAAAATAGAAGAAAAAAACAATTTCATTTCTATGCTCCAACAAAGTTCTAGCTTTTTTATCAATGGATGGATATACGAGCCAAATCATTTTAATTGGATATATGTCTCAAAAACTTTTGCTCCGTATATTTACTCAGAGGAATTGGGTTGGATTTTCATTAAAAAAGAATATTATTACATATACGATAAATCACAATGGAAAAAAATGCCCGAATAGATTAGTGTATATATTATTATGAAAAATATTATTTTATTGCTTTTATCACCTTTATTTTTATTCGCCGAAGCTTTATACTTTAATGATGGAAATTTTGTTAGGGGTGAGATAATAGAATCAAACAGCACCCATGTAGTAATTAAGAGAGAAGATGATTTTCAGCTTTTTAGAATACCTCTTAAATTATTAACGCAAGACAATCAAGCTTATGTAAAAAATAACTTTCCTCCAGGGCATGAAAATTTACCTAAATTTAAAAAACCTTTATCCGAGAAAGATTTAATCTCAAACTCAAGATATATAGATCAACTAGTCGAAAATAAATTAAGATCTTATAATCAAAGACCCAATAAAGAAATTAGTGATTCTACATTTCTCAGAAGAGCTTATCTTAAAATAATAGGCAGAACGCCATCGCATCAAGAAGTGAATACGTTTATCGAAAATAGAGACAAGAATAAGAGAACAAAACTTATAGACGATTTATTGGCCAGCGAGGGATACAATAGTCATTGGTTTAACTTTTGGGCGGACATACTAAGATTAAAAGATAGGTTAACAAATAGAATATCAGGAATTCCATATAAAAATTATGTTAAACAATTTATATCTGAAAATAGACCATATGACGAATGGGTCAGAGAAATGCTTTCTTCTTCTGGACCTGTATGGAAAAAAGGTAGCGAGGGAGTGGGCTATTTTGCTAGAGATGCAGGCATGCCTCTTGATAATATGGCTAACACAGTTCGAATCTTTCTTGGTACAAGTTTGGAATGCGCGCAATGCCACGATCATCCATTTGACAGATGGACTCAAAAAGAATTTTATCAAATGGCTGCATTTACTAGTGGCTCTACAAATCTTAGAAGAAAAGGTGTTGACAATCTCAATGAATTCAATAAACTGGTTAGAGAAGAACAAAAAAGACTTGAACAAAATGGGGAGCCTCAAAAAGTACCTCAAATTAGAAATGCATCAAGATCAATTCAAGATATATTGCAGGCAGGCTTAGATCAGCCAGGATCAGGCAAAATTAATTTACCTAAAGATTATCAATATGACAACGCAAAACCAAACGAAACTCTTTCGGGAAAAAGTCTTTTTGGTCATGAAATAGAACTAGCTAAAGATACTGGCTCAAGAGAATTATATGCAAATTGGTTGGCGTCACAATCTAATCCAAGATTTACATCTGTAATTGTAAATAGGTTATGGAAAGAAGTTTTTGGACTTGCTTTAATTGAGCCAATAGATAATATGTTCGACGAAACTATGGCTACAGATCCAGTGCTGCAATTGCATTTAGAGAAAATTATGATTGCATTAGATTATGATATAAAAGAATTTCTTCGGGTGCTTTATAATACAAAAACTTTTCAAAGAGAATCGGTTTCTCGAGATATTGTCCCCAAAGATGGAAAAGACACTGTAATGCCTGTAGATGTAAAATGGGTAATCGCTGGGCCAAACGTTGAAAAACAATCTGTTAACGCAGTTCCATTTTTTTATCAAGGCCCAATTCTAGAAAGATTAAGTGGAGAGCAATTATGGGATTCACTAGTTTCTTTAAATTTTGATAACGTAGATTCTAGAAAGCTTCAACCAAATGATTCTGGATATAGAGATTTTGAAAGGTTATCGAATATGTCTGGACAAGAATTATTGGAAGAATTACTATCTAAAATAAATAAAACAAAAAAGCCCGAACCTGAGCAAAAATTTGGCGAGCCAATTAATACAGATTGCCCAATCAAGCCTGGCCGAGCTATTGATCCA